CTTGGACTTGGTCAGATATTGATTCACTTCAAGCTGGTGTATCTTTAAAAACAGATGTTAGCTCAAATATTGCATATTGTACTCAAGTATATATTGTTGTATCATATACAAGTTCTGTTCCTAATTTTAATTATTTTAAACGAGGTTCTAGACCTGCAGGTGGTCCAGCATTAACTGTAGAATTAGGTGCAACTGAAAGTTTAACAAAAAGATCTATGATGCATGATTATTCATTTGCAATTCAACCTAATGAAGTTTATACTAGAGTTACATCATATGGACAAGCTAATGATGGTACTACTCAAACATATACTGCAACAAATGCTACATTAGAAGCAACATTAGGTTTAGTTAAAGAAGCAGTAGATTATAATTGGGGTTCTGATTTAGCACCAGCAGCATTACTAACATATGTTACTAATAGAGCTAAGGCATTATTATCATATCAAAGTGGAATTATAACTAGAGGTGAATTTGGAATTTATCGTTATCCATATATTAGTTCTACTCCTGTTTTAACACGAGTTGGAGATGTAATAACTTGTGTTATTGCTCCACAAAGTATCAATGCTAGTTTTATTGTATTGACTGTTACGTATGATGAACCTGCTGGTATTGCAAGATTAGGTGTTGTAAGTTCTAATTATGGAAGAAATCAATCTCCATTAGATTTAACTACATTAATTCAAGGTTTAAGTTCTGGTCAAAATATTTCTGTAGCCTCTGCTAGAATAAGTGACTTGATTGTTAATGACGCTAAAATAACTAGTTTGTCTGCATCAAAAATTACAACTGGTAGTTTACAAGTTGGTATTTATGCTGGAACTGGCTCGATTTCTACTAGTGCTACAACATCATATTTAACATTAACTTCAAGTGGTATTGATTCATATCATACTGGAACACAAAGAATGCATTTGGGTGCTGATGGCTCTGGATGGCTTGGAGCATCTAATGCTATTTATTGGACTAATACTGGAGCATTGACTGTTAAAGGTTCATTAGTTGCAACTGGAATCATTGCTGATAATATTACTACAGGAACATTGGATTGTTCTGTAGTTACTATTAAATCTGCATCATCTGGTTCTAGAATACAAATTGATGGTGATTATATTTCTGGTTATAATTCATCAAATACGCAACAATTTTATATTAGGGCAACTGATGGTAAAGCTCTTGCTGGTGGTGGAGCTGTTATATTAGATTCAACTGGTATTAATATTGATGGAAGATTATTATTTTTTGGCACATACGGTGCATCATCTGCATTAATGGGTGTATATTTAGGCCATTTAACATTAGCTACAGCAACTGGTTCAGGTGTTGATATAACCATTTCTTCTGATAGTAGTATATCTTTTTTTCCAACAGACCATAACATTTTTATAGATGGAAATATATATCCTATGACTACCACTGCCTATTCTTTAGGTGGTTCGTCATTTATTTTTTCTCAAGCGTATATAAATGCAGTACATTTAGGTCATTATGATCCTGCAACAGATTATGATGCTGCAACTAAAAGATATGTTGATACACATAGCAGTGTTGTTAATTGGGGTGCAGTACCAGCAAGTATAATTCCTGCATCTTCGTCATACGATCTTGGTTCTACTTCGTATTATTGGAGTAAATTATATATAGGACAATCTCTAAATTACATTTCAGGTTCAACTGGAGATATGGATTTTAGAGTTAATAATGGAAGTGGTGGCTCTAATTTAGCGATGTGGATTACAGATGGCGCATCACCTATAGTAACTAGTAATAGAACTACTGTTTATACAAGATTAATGATACCAGTTGGATCTAATATGTATGGTTAAAGGATAATTTAAAATGTCTATTACCACAAATACTTTTGGAACAGGTTTAGGTATAACAGGTTCACCAGGAACATATCGTTGGAATGGGCATGCTTTTAATCCAACAAGTGATACAACAGATGGATATCAGACTTGGGATTGCTTTAATGTTTCATCAAGCTCAAGACCAACATTATCTGGTGCAACTAGTTCATTTAGTTTAACTAATTACAAATATGGACATGAAGTTGCTTTAACGTTATTAGCATTTACAAGTTCTATTGATGATAATGGCACAGCAACAATAACTATATATGACCCATCAAGTGCAGTAATAGGTGGTCCATTTTCTATGGATTGGTCTGCAGGTGCAGGTGGTTGGTGGTATTTATGGTATGGTGTTGGAATAAAAAATGATGGATATTATACTGAAGTTACATCAAATGGAACATACACTTCATCATACGAAATAACATACAATGGCGGTGGATCATCAAAAACAGGTTCGTATAATTGGACTGTTACAAATATTCCAACAAGAACTTCTAGCTCAAATGTTGGTGCATTATGGGTTGAAGGTGACAATTTATGTTTTATGAGTGCACAAGATACTAAAATAGTTTGTGCGAATGACGGAACGTCTTATGCTACTGGTATAAGTCCTACTGGTAATATTTGGTTAGAAACTGATGGCAAAATTGCATATGTTGATTCAAGTGGTGTTAAGAGAATGACTAAGAAAGGTGATAGATATGGCAATCCATATCAAGGTTCAACAGAAGTTCCCAGTACTCCTGGTTCAACATTTTCAGGAGCTATTTGGGCAAGTAATAGCTTTGATGATACATACTTAATGTTTATTTCTAATAATGGTGTAAAATATAGATTAGGTGTTGGATATTATACAACGGGAGATTATCAATAATGGCAGAAATAAAATTTAATGATGAAATAGTTGATTCTGAAGTAACTGAAGTTCATATTGTTAAAACTAATCCGAATATTTATAAGGGTGGCTTTGGAAAAGATCCTTCTATAAAACCTTCTGATGCAGGTAAGTTTTATATGACTATTGTACATACAATAACTGATAAAACTGGAAAAGTACTAGCAAAACGAGGTCAGCATGTAACTGAATATACTCCTAATAAAGATAAAGATGTTATAACTCAGGCTGATGAAGCATTAATTGATAAATATACTAAATTGTCCAAAGCAAAAAAAGAAGTTGAAGAAACACCAAAAATACAGCAACCTATATAATATAAATAAAAAGGAAAGGCAATGACAACAGAAGAATTATATAACTTATTACCTGAAGGATCCTTTTATATTGAATTTGCTTTGAATACAATTAGAGAGTATGATCCACATAAACGTTTTCCAACTGCAAAATTTCATTTGTATGAGATTCTTAATCCTTGGTATACATTAGTTTTATCTCATCGTGTAGAATCAGATGGTTTAAAAGCCTCTAAAGTTAAATAACCAACCTCTATAATATCTTCTATGAGGTCCAATAATGAATAGTTTTATGCTTAGAAATTATTATGCATCAAAATATCTATCTAAATTTCATCATCCATATGAATCAGAATATCAAAGACAAGAAATATTTATGCTTTGTAATTTATTAAAGCATTATTCTGAATATACTATATTAGAAGCAATAGATAGATTTATCGGAAAAACATTGAGGTCAAAAGCAAATATTGCATATTTTGCGTCATCTAAAGTATTTCCATCTATGTTTCAAGATTTGATTCGTGAAGATAAAGTAACTAAATATATTAGATTTTTGCCATTTTATTCTGAAGATGATAGAAAGAAAATGCGACGTCTTTTACAAGAATATTCAGATTATTCACAATCATATTCATTATCTCAAGAAGATTTAGACAGAAAAAATCAAATTATAAAAGAATTAGAAAATTTTAGTTTGGAGAGTAATAATGGCCCAATCGGAATTAGAAAAGAGATTAATATCTTTAATTAAAGATGAAAAAGTAATAATTGAATTATCTAAGCATAATATTACAACTGATTGTTTTGTTATGTATCCAGAGTTATTTAATTTTATTATTGAAAATTATTCTAAATATAAAACAGTTCCATCGGTTACAACTATAAAAAATCAATTTCCTGAATTCGAGTATTATGCTGATACTGATCCTAAAGAATTTAAATTCTTTTGTGATGAATTACTTAAATCTAATACTCAAAGACGTGCAATTCAAATAATTAATCAAGCATCTGATACAATAACCTCAGATCCGTATGGCACAATTGATAACTTAGTTCATAAATTATCGACTATTAGAAAGCCTGTAAAAATTTCTAAAAGTATGACTGATAAAGATTCACTTAAACGTTTAGAAATGGTAACAAAAAATCGTGAAAGTATTAAATCTGGTGTAACTATTGGCATAAAAACAGGTATAAATATTTTTGATAATAAATACTATGGTTGGCAACCTGGAAATTATATCGCTGTTGTTGGAAGATTAGGTATTGGAAAATCTTGGTTATTAGAATATTTTGCTTGTGCTGCGTATAATGATAATAGAAAAGTTTTGTATATTTCTCCTGAAATGTCTATTAATGAAGTTGAATTACGATGGGATACTTTGATGGGTACCATGCGAGGTTATCGATTTCAAAATGACAAATTAGGAACTGGCGAAGTAGATTTAAATAAATATAAAGAATGGCTAACTAAAGCATCTCAACGTAATGATTGGATAACATATGATTCCAATTCTGGTAGAAGTTTTACTGTAAATTCCATTGCACAAATGGTTGATGAATTTCAACCTGATTTAGTTGCAGTAGATGGTATTGCTTTAGTAGATGGACCTGGAGATGCATTATGGTCTAAAGTAAGAGATATTAGTAGAGGTTTAAAAGCAATTGCTCAAAATAATAAATTAGTTATGATGGTTACTGCTCAAGCAAATAGAGAAGCTGGTGATAAAATGCCAACCACTTCTCAAATTAGTTATTCTGATTCTGTAGCTCAAGATGCTGATGTAGTAATTCCTATGAATCAAGATGTAGATAGACCAATGGAAAGATACATTACATTACCTAAGAGAAGAAGTGCAAAAGCAATAAATACACGTTTGACATTACAATTTAACGTGAATGAAGGTTTAATTACTATTTAAGGAAAGTTAAGATATGGAAAGTAGAAATAGCATGGTGCATTGTTTTGATTGTAGAAAGCATTTAAGAAAAACCAAAGCATGTAAAATTCCTCATCATGAAAATTCTTTTATTCTTTGTAATTATTTTGAGAGTATATTATCTACTCATAGATATTGCTTTTATTGTAAAGAAGTTACAACATTCTTTTATTGTGGTAATTGTGGAAAGATGTTTTGTTCTAAACATGCTATAGAAGAAGAGGATGGCGATTGGGAATCTGGCTATCATACGTATATTACACATGGAGCATGCTGTAAATGAATTCTAAAGATAGAGAAGTACTACATCAAATTCAAAGTGCAGGTATTAAAATTCACGATTCAACTAAACGAAATCTGCAATGCTTTTGTCATGTAAATGAAGAGAAGAGCCCAAGTTTCTTTATTAATTTAGATACTGAAATGTTTAATTGCTTTTCATGTGGTTTAAAAGGTAGAGGCATTAATCATTTAATCTATGAAATAACTGGACAAAAAATAAATGTAGTTACACTTCCAAATTTTATTAAACCAAAAGATAAAAAATTAATAACTCCGAGAATTCCAATTTTACCATTAGCTATAGATAATCCAGGACAAGAATATCTCAATAAGCGTGGATATGTTAATGATACAATAAAAGCATGGAAATTACAATATTGGAAAGATGAAAATGGCGTAATTATTCCTATTGAAAATATAGGTTATATTATGCGATGGATTGTTCCACCAGATCCAAAGATGAAGTATAAATATATTCCTGGTACTAGAATAGAAACGACATTGTTTGGATTGACTAAATTCAAAACTGAAGATAATTCAGCCATATTAGTTGAAGGTTCATTAGATGTTATTTGGAATCATCAACAAGGTTTTATGAATACTTTAGGTATTTTACATTCTGATATTTCTGAAATTCAAATTAAATTGCTAAAAGGAATTGTATCTAAAGTCTATTTGATGCTAGATTCAGATCAACCTGGTATAGAAGCAACCTCTAAAATAAGATCTAAATTACGAGATTATTTTATAGTAAAGATTTGTAAATTGCCAGATGGAAAAGATCCAAATGAAGTAGATAGAGAAACAACTTTGAAAGTGATTAAAGAAGCAACCTATATAATATAACAATATTGGAGATAAAAATGAATAGCATAATTGAAGATCTGTTAAGTAAAAGACTAAGAGAAATATTAGATGAGTATGCAAGAGTTATTATTGTAGAAAATAGAGACTACTATTCGTCTGGTGGAATAGTTATAAAAATTTTTATGATTGCAGTAATTCCATCTAAAGAAATTGTAACACATACAGTTGAAGTTTTAGTAATTAAAGCAGATGACCCAAGCAATCAAATAGTTTCAATATCAGAAAAATACGATGCATTAATTGAAAAAGCATTTAAAAATATAATTAAAAATATTAAGAGGAGAAAATAGAATGACAATCAAAGGTGTTGCAAAAATTCAAGAGGAATCTTCAAAGATTAGAGAATATCAATCTAAAGATTCAATTAGATCAGTATTTCTAAAGAATAGTAAAGATGTTGCTATTTTTAGATTTTTAACTGATGGTGATTCACTTATTTCTGCGCAGTTTCATACTGTAGAAGAAACCACTTCAAATGGTAAAACAATTTGGGCAAAATATTATTGTCCAGAGCAAGATGGAGTACCATGCAAATGGCATGCTGCAGGAAATCCAACTTCAGAATTATTGTATTTATGGGTGTATTGGAAATGTACTTTACATACCACACAAAATCCTGCATTAGATACTAATCCTGATGCAAAGTCATGGCCTCGTGGTACTTTTAATGGAATGCCAATGTATAAAGAAGAACTAAATATTCCTGCAATTTATAGAACTTCTGTTGGAAAGTCTGGAATTTATAAGAGAACTTTGATAAATTATTATAATAAATATGGATCCTTCCTTGATAGAGATTATGAATTGCTTAGAGAAGGTAAGAATAAAGAAACACTATATATGCTTTCTCCTAGAGATCCAACGGCAATGGATCCAACAATTAAAGAATTAATCTCAACATTACCTGATTTGGAAAAAGTTGTTTCAGGTAAAATAACCTCATTCAATCAATCAGAAGAGAATAAGACTACAGCAACTGAACAAGTAGATGCAGTTGAAGAAACTTCTGAAGTTTCCAATACTGAAGAAGTATTCTAAAATAATAGAAATAACTGACCCAGTAATAAACTGGGTCAGTAATAAATAAAAGGAGATTTAGTAAGATGCCTAGTAGAGAAACAAGAAAAGGAACACGGTTAGATACATTTAGAGGACCAATGTATCAACATCATAATGTATGGATCTCGCCATTTACGCATTATGTAATTGCAGAAATTGCAAAAGAGCAGAATATGGACGAAAATCATTTAATTGGAATTATTGTAGAGCAATTTATTGATCAAGGTACAAAAATTGATTCTGCAAGAATTGACTACTTTAGTAAAGAAGTAGTTCCTCAAATGATTGAGAATTCTAAATCTAAAAGAGGTATTGTAGATGAATCCAAGTAAAGATGATCAAACTGGATATCCAATACATACTAAAAATGGTCTTAGATTTCGTATAGATGATGCTATACTTACTCCAAAAGAGTACAAAATATTTCATCAAGAAGCATTAGATAATAGATTATTAGATAGCCAATTACTCTCACTTAAAACGAAGTATTGTTTAAAACATAATATACAAGTAGATAAAGAATTTATTAATGACTTTCATGACTTTATGAATAAGCAAATGAATAAATATGTTGAATACGAACCTATTCCAGAGGAGGAATAAATGCCAGAAGTTGGAGCTAAGTGCGGGCTTACAATTAAACTTTTCAATAATAGTCAATTTGAATTTTATAGACCAGAAATTACTATAGAAAAAATTGACTCATCAAAACCTGATAATGTTGTAAAAGCAGATATTGATAGAGCAATTAAAGTTTCAGAGTGGGTTTTTGAAGCAATTGAAAACAAAATGAATATTTTAATTGAAGAACAAAGTAAAGCTGTATCAGCTGAATTGAAAGCTATTTCAGAGAAGAAGTTTTAATATGGATTTAATGAAAGAACAACTAGAATTAGTTAAAGCTAAATGGCCAGAAATGCTAACAAAACCAAAAGAACAGGCTACAAATGAAATTATTTTAGCTATGGTTGGTGAATTATCAGAATTAATGGAAGGTTATAAATGTCTTCCATGGAAACCTGATAGGTTAGAAAAAGAATATATTTTAGAAGAAATTATAGATTTAGATCATTATGTTAAGGAGTTATTACTCATCTGGGGTGTTAGATCTGATTCAGAGGAAGCTAGACTATATTTCAAAAAGAAAACTAAAAATCTTTTAGAGCGTGGCAAAATTCATGATACAGAGTCAAATAAACTTAAATAACTTAGAAGCATTAAATGAGTCTATATTCAATTGCTCTAAATGTATAAGTGAAAATAGAACAGTTGGTTATCCATATCCAATGTTTATTGGGTCTGAATCTGACTGTTCTATTTTAGTTATAGGCCAAAGTCCTGGAATAGCATTCAATGATAAAGATCCAATAGTTTTTTCGTATGAAAATAAATTACCGTATAGACTTCATTCTTTAATGTATCATAGAAGTTTAGCTAAATCATTAATTATTACATTTGTAAAGAATAACTTAGGATTAATGTCAGAAAAATTGTTGTGGACAAATGTATGTAAATGTGTATATTTAAATAATCAACCTCCAAATGAACAAGAAATTAGGCATGGTAAAATACATTTATTTAAGCAAATTGAGTTAATTAAACCTCAACTTAAATTAGTAATTACATTAGGTAAGCCTGCATCAAGTGTATTTAATGTATCGCCATCTTCAATACCAACATTAATTAAATTTGATACATATTCAATATTACCATTATATCATCCAGCATATATCAGAAGAATAAATGATAAACAACATTGCATAAAAGCAACTAATATAATAAAATATATGGAGTTAATAAAATGTCTATAACAATATTGGAAGGGATTCCAAGAGTAGGAAAAACCTCGTATTTAACATATTTAAAGAGTGCTCGTGGTTATCATCCTATTAAGAATGGAGAAATAACTAGAAATCAACTAGTTATGGAAGATATGAATAAAATAGTTTTATCTATTTTTAAATCAGTTCCATTAAGAGATTCAAAGATTATTTTTGATAGATTTTATCCATCTGAAATTGTTTTTGGTTCAGAGAGATATAAAGTTGATTTAGAAAAATATAAATTGTTTGATGAACAATTTGCACAAGAAGATTTTAAATTAGTATTTTTGCATTTGCCATATGATAATATCATGAATGTTTGGTATACTAGAAAACAATACGAACAATGGTATGCGAGATATTTAGATTTTTTGAATTGGACAAAATTGCCAACTAAAATTATTTCAAATAAAACATACTCTGATAATTGCGAGGAATTGAATGAGTACTTTATCTAAAATGCGAATATCAAAAGATTTTTTACCATATACTGAAATAAAAGAGTCTATACAAGAATTTTATACTCTTCAACCTGAAATTTATGACATAAAATTAAAAGCTACAGGTTCTCAAAATAATGAAATGTATAAAAGATGGATTAAAGATTTTTCAGATTATTCAATTTATGAAAACAACGAATATGTATATGAGTCAATAGCCTCTTTTAAATTTTATTCTAGTAGAGATGTAAGATACTTATATAAGCATTTTAAAGATAACCCTCCAAAATCTATTTTAGACTATGGTTGTGGTATTGGATTATCAACATTGTATTTTGCATTTTTATTTCCTAAAACTACTATTTATGCATATGATTTTTCTAATAAAGAGATTGACTTTTTAAAATATTTAATTAACAAATATAGCATTAAAAATATTATTATTGTATCTAGTCCTATTCCTGCAGAATTAGTATGCTGTTTTGAAGTACTTGAGCATAACAAAGATTTAGATGACTTTATTCCAAAAGTGTTAAATAATGTTGTAAAATATTTTGCATACTCATCATGTTTTAAAACTGTGTATTTAGGTCATTTTCCTGAATATTATTTTAATGGAAAAATAGTTCCACATAGAAAAGTAAAGAGACAATTAAATGCATACTTTAAAAATAAATTTAACTATGTTGGGCAAGGTTGGAAATATAAGCCATATTTATTTGAGGTTAGATAAGATGAGTAAGTGGAGACCTGAAGGATGGGTAAAAGAATATGGTGATAACTCTGAATATGAGGATGGTGCTGATGCTATATTGGAGGCACTATTCAAAATGGCTAAGCAATCTCCAACAGGAACCTTTATAATTGATTCAAATGTAATTAATATATACGAGGTTAAATAAATGCGAAAGAATATAGGTATTAGTTTATGGGGTTATGTTTATGACTGGTCAGAAAAGAATACACCAGATGGTGGAAGATTATTTCATAAGCAATACATTAATAAGTTAGTTGATTATAATTATAATGTAATATTATTACAGCAAAATAGAGATAAGATTTTTTGTGATAAGCATCGTCCAGCATCTGGAAAAATGCCAACATACAGTTTAGATTTTCCAAAATTAGATTTATTACTTTGTGAATATCGTTGGCCAACATATAAGAATTTTGGCAAAGATAAAACTGAACCTGATTATGATAGACAAATGGTGTTAATTGAATATTATTATGATAAATGCCCTATAATTGTTTGGGATCAAGATTTAAAAGTTGATAACGACTTTGCAAAGAAATATCCTAAAATAATTTTTGCTGATGCTTGTTTAAATACTGGTAGAATGCAATTATTTTATCCATGTCATTTAGAATCTGATTATAAAATACAATCTTCATTTTTAAATGAACATTACATAACATATTGTGGCAATAATTATGAAAGATATAAAATGTTTAGTAAGTACCTTCAAAATGCTGGTAAAATGCTAAAAGACGGTGTACATATTTATGGAAATTGGAAGCAATTTTCTCCAGAAAGAATATCTCCAATTAAAGTTAAAATGATGTTCCCAGATGTTATTTTTCATGATAGAGTATCATATGATGAAGTAGAGAAAATTTTAAATCAATCATTTAGTACTTTATGCATAACTAAAGATGCTTATAATGAGAAAGGACTAGTTGTTTCAAGATTTATTGAAGCGTTAAGATGTAAAACATTATTATTTGGAACTAAAGAATTTTATGGCATTGAAAAATTATTGCCTAAAGAATGCATTGTAAATGATGCAAAAACATTAGTTGAAGCTATTAGTGAATTATCTCTAAAAGATAGAGAAGAATTAATTCATACAGAAATTGATTTTTTTAATAAAAGCGGAGTAGCATCATTAGATAATTTTATTGCAACTTTAGAAAAAGTTATGGAGTGTAGATAAGATGGATTATTCTGTAATTGAACGTGATTCTATAGATTCTATGTATAAAGCTATTATTGATAGAATTTTACGTAGTGGTGAAGAAGTTACTGCAAGAGGATTAAGTTTTAAAGAATGCAGATTTCAACATTTAATTATCACTAATCCAAGAGCAAGATTAATAACTAATCAAGCTAGAAAATTAAGTAAGAAATTTGCTATGGGTGAATTTATTTGGATCATGTCTGGAAAATGTAATGTTGAGCAAATTGCATTTTATAATAAGCGAATGGCAGATTTTTCAGATGATGGTTTTGAATTGCATGGTGCATATGGACCAAGATTAAGACATTGGAGACTACAAAATGGTGATGTAGATCAATTAACTAATTGTTTAGAGAGATTAAAAAATGATATTTACACTCGACAAGCATCTATAGTTATTCTTGATCCTGCAATAGATTTTACTGTTAAAACAAAAGATATTCCATGTAATAACTATTTACAATTTATATATCGTGAAGGTAAATTAGATTTAATGACCTATGTTAGATCCAATGATACTCTTTTAGGATTTCCTTATGATGTATTTGAATGGACTATGCTACAGGAGATATTTGCAAATGCATTAGGTGTTGAGCTAGGTAATTATCACCACATTATTGGTAGTTTACATATTTATTCAAGAGACATTCCAAAAATGAACGAAATTTTAAATTCAAATCATCAAAGATATTCTATGGCGCCAATGCCAAAAAATACAAATTTAAATATTATTAATGATTTAGCAAAGGCTGAAGAACAATATAGAGATGATAATGTAACGCCAGTATTAAAAGAAGCATACTGGTCTGACGTTGCAAATTGGTTGGTGAAATAATGCCTGAATTAACATTAGAAAATGCCCTGAGACTACCTGATCCTCTAGGAATGGATTTTGAAACTACTGGATTGAATTGGCTTACTGATATTCCATTAACCTTAGGTTTAGGAAATAATCAAGAGCATGGTTATATTGATATACAAAAATATACTAAAGAACAACTTAGAGCATTTTTTCTTGCTTTTTTCAAAACTCATAGACCAATATTGCAGAATGCCAAATTTGATTTTCATTTTTTAGCAAAATTTTTAACTATAGATGAAATATTTACAATTGAATATGCTGACACAATGTTAGCATCTCAAATAATAGATGAAAATGCTTCTCATGGTCTTGACAACATGGTTACATTATGGATGCCAAATGCTAGTCTAGAAGCTAAACATGCTGTTGATGACTATAAGAAAGCACATAAACTAAAAACATATGTTGGTATACCTATAGAATTAATCTCAGCAAGAGGTGAAGAAGATGCATTGAATACTTGTGAGTTATATTCTATTCTTAGACCAAGATTAACTGAAACTAAAGTATACAAACTAGAAAAAGATTTGACTAAAGTTCTACTTCGTGTTGAGCATAATGGCGCACCTCTAGATAAAGAATATCTTCTTAAAGTCCAATCTGAACTGCAAGAAAGAGTAAAAGTAATTTCAGATAGGCATCCAGGAGTTGAATTATCATCACCACAACAAGTTGCTGAATATCTATTTAAAACATTACAACTTGAAGCAAAAGTTTTTACTCCTAAGAAACATTTACCTAAAACAGATGATGGTGCATTATCAGTAATTGATCATCCTGCAGCAAAAGATGTTTTGGAATTTAGAAATTTATCTCATACCTTATCAACATACGTTACAGGTTTCTTGGAAAAAATGGATGATAATAATTTCATACATTGCACTTTTAGACAAATGGGTGCAAGAACAGGTAGAATGTCGTGTGTTAATCCAAATCTTCAACAACTACCAAAAGAAGGTGTTGATGGTGAGCTAGTTAAAACAGCTTTTATTGGTAATGTTACAACATTTGATTATTCTCAAATGGAAGCTGTATTATACGCTTTTATGGCTAAAGAAGAGGGTATGATTGAGACTATTAGAAGACATGACGATTTATACAAATATCTTGCAAGAACATTATATAATAAACAAGATATTTCTAAAGCAGAACGTGGTCAATGCAAAGGTTTATTCTTAGGTAGAATTTATGGTATGGGTAATGCTAAATTTATTGCTCAAAGTAAAGGTTTGGATCCAGAAAAGACAAGAGAATTCTTTGGTAGATTATCAGCTTTAACAAGTTCTGTAACTAATAAAATTTTAATGCATGGTTTTGTTGAAACTATTATTGGTCGTAAAAGGCACTTATTCGAAGAGGATGCGTATAAAGGTTTAAATGCAATTATTCAAGGTTCAGGTGCTGATATTGTTAAAACTGTAATGGTTGGTTTGCCAGTAGAATTACAAAATAAATTAATGGTTCAGGTTCATGATGAGCTTGTTTTTAAAGATTTAAAAGAAGATGAAAAAATATATATTGAAAAAGCTATGTGCAATTTTAAACCATATGAATTAAGTGTAGGCTATGGTTCTGGAAAAACATGGTTCGCGGCATACATGGATAAAGAGCATAAGGAAGGTAAATAAAAATGTGGCAAGATTGGGCGTTCATGCTTGGTGGTTTTATTTTTACTCTCGCATTAATTCCATCAATTAAAGCTAAAGACAAGCCGGCACTTTCAACAAGTTTAATAACTGGAATTGTTTTAGCAATATTTTGTATAGCATACGCTACAATGTCATTATGGTTAGCATTCTCTGCAGAAATATTAAGTACTTCAGCATGGTTTATATTAGCAATACAGAAATTTAAACAACCTAAGGAGATTGTAAAATGTTAATTCAAAATTGGGATGAATATTTTATTAATATTGCGGAAGCAGTATCTAAGAAATCACATTGCCTATCACATCAATTTGGATGTGTAATTGTAAAGAATAAGCAAATTCTTTCTACTGGTTTTAATGGACCTCCAGCTGGATATTCACATTGTGATGATGAGAGTACTAGAGTTAATTTGCATGTTAAATATACTGAAGATACAGGAGACATGCGAGATAAAGGAGCATTATTTACTACAACTATTTGTCCAAGAAAAATGTTAGGTTTTGGATCATCTGACGGTTTACAATATTGCTCTGCAACACATGCTGAATTAAATGCTATTTTGCAAGCTGCAAGAAATGGAACCTCTACAATAGATTCATCACTATATTGTAGTTTTGCAAATACACCATGTAGAGAATGCGCAAAAGCAATTGTAAACGCAGGAATACTTAAAGTATACTTAAAAGGACCATCTTGTGGAGTATATGATAAAAAAGGTATTATTGGATTAGATATACTTAAAAAATGTAATATAAGTGTAGAATATACTTAGTTTTGGAGGATTTTTTGATGGGTGAAAATGCAGACAAGGTTATTGATTTATTAAAAGCACAAAAATTTAGTAAAGGTGCTACTATTGCATTGGGTGATGATAAAAAACTAAAGAAAGAGAGAATTCCATTTGGCATTCAGTTATTAGATGATCTAACTTCTGGTGGTTTATCATACGGAAGAATGACCTTAATTTATGGTGCTGGTTCAGTAGGTAAAACATTCTTAATGCAGAAATTAATTGCTTCAGCACAAAAGTTAGGTAAATCTGTTATGTATGTTGGAATTGATAAGTCATTTGAACCAGATTGGTGGGTTACAGTTGGAGTAAATATTGCAGAATTACCTGTAGTTATTCCAACACATGGTGAACAAGCATGGGATATGATTCATGCAGCAATGGAAGGTGGTGTTGATCTAGTTATTCTTGATTCTGTAGACGCTATAGTACCAACAGCAGAAGCTGAGGCTGGAATGGATGAAGCAAGTTATGGAATGGAACAAGCAAAATGTAATACTAGAGGAATTAGAAAAGCTCAAAGAATAAATGATAATACAGCATTTGTACTATTAAATCATGTAAGAGAAGGTATTGGAAAATGGGCATCTAAGAGTATTCCTGGTGGGCATGCTCAAGAGGATTTTGCATCTTTGATGTTATGGGTTGCTAGAGGACCAAAAATTGAAGAAGATGGAAAGAAAACTGGTTTTACAATTAGAGTAACTGTAGAGAAAGATAAGATTGGTGGCAAACAGTTTAAAGCTATTGAAATGCCATTTATTTATGAAGGTGGAGTATTAGATACAGTTGGTGGATTAATATCATTATGTCTAGAAACCTCTATAATTAAACAAGATAGAGCACATTATATTTTCTTAGATAAAGATATCTATGGTAGACCTGCATTAAAAGAATATCTTGAAAATAATCCTGCTGCACAAGATAAATTACGTGATTTACTAAAAGGAAATAAATAAATGCAATATAAAGAAGTAACTTTAACTCCAGATAAAGATGGTATTATAGAAATAAATAAAGGTGCTATCTATATTGGGTGTTTTAATAACAATAATCCAATGAATAGGATGGTTCAACCAACAATATATTATAAATTTTTAGAGCCAGTAAATATTGTGTATGTAAATTCTATAGATATTGATTCTAATTTGGAGGGTAAAGTTTAATGCTAGAAGAGCGACAAGTCATAAAAGTTAGAAGATATAAAATTGGCTATATGGTTAAAGAAGAAAAAGTATTAACACATTTTGAAGATAAACCACCTGATGATTTTATGATATTAAAATCTGCATACACTTTAAATGACGAGCATATTGGAGATCCAAGAATAGCCAATATACTTTATAGAAAATATGGTATTAAACCAGAATTAGCTGATAAAACTCATAATATTTGTTCAATAGGTTTTAGTTCAAAAGATAACAAATGGTATGGCTGGTCACATCGTGCAATTCATGGTTTTAGTATTGGAGATATTGTTTCAGATGGAGATTGCACTAATTCATCTGGATATATTGCATCATATCTTCAAGAACATCCAGAAAAAGATAAATCTTTGCCTGTAGGTTTTATAGCAAAAACATTAGGTGATTGTAAAAAAATGGCAATTGCATTTGCAGAGTCAGTATCATAATGTCTATACTTCCTACTAGATTTACAAAAGGACAACTACAATTAGAAAAAATCATTAAAGAAATTGGATTACAAACAATTTTAGAGCAAGAATTTGGTTATTATAAAGTAGATATTTTTTGTCCTGAAGTAAATAAAGGTTTTGAATATGACGGAATTGGGCATCATAAAAATAGAGATATGAAAAGAGATCAATGGATTTTAGATAATTTTAAAGTTAAAATATTTAGAGTTACTAATTTAAAAGATCCTGATTTAATTAAAGAAATTAAGGAGTTTATAGATAATGACTAAATACATTAAGAAATCTATACCTGTAGAAGCAAGTCAATGGTTTAAGAATGGAGATCATCCTCAAGATGAATGTCAACTTATAGAGCCTGATCAAAAATCAACAACACAATTTGAACCATTTATGAGTGAAGGCAAAGTAGTAAGATATTTTAGAAATCCATCTGTTTTAGAGCATGAAAATTGTGCATATTGTCATAAAGAATATCATGGACATGGTTGGATTGATACATTAGAAGGTGGGCATATTGTTTGTCCTGGAGATTGGATAATTACTGGTGTTAATGGTGAGCATTATCCATGTAAACCAGACATTTTTGAAAAGACCTATACAATGGTTCCATCATACAAATTTGTTGGAACAAAAATAAAAGATGCAGAACTTTGGGAGGGTTAATTGAATAAATTAGATTTAGGTTCATTTAATGCTAATGGAACCTCTAAAATAAGTAGTAAGGATATTGCTACAAGCAGTAAACCAAAGAAACAAGTTGATCCAAGAATGAAAGTACACCAAATTTACAAAGCTGTTGATACAGGTAAAAGATTACCATCAGTAACAACTGTATTAGGTCAATTAGGCAAGCCATATTTAATTGAATGGGCATGGAAACTTGGATTAGATGGAATAGATTATAAAGCCATAAGAGATAATGCTGGTACAGTAGGTACTATTGCACACTATTTAATTTTATGTCATTTAAAAGGAATAACTCCAGATTTAACAATGTATTCTCAAATAGATATTGATAAATCTCAAACTTGTTTAAAGAAATATCTTGAATGGGAAAAAGAAAACAAAATTGAACCTATATTAGTTGAACATCCTATGGTATCAGGTATTTTTGGATTTGGCGGCACAATTGACTGTTTAGCTAAATTAAATGGTGATTTAGTATTAATAGATCATAAAACTAGTTCTGGTATTTATACAGAAATGTTTTATCAATTGGCTGCATATGCTCAGTTATTATTAGAAAATGATTATGCCATTAAAAATGCAAGAATACTAAGAATAGGCAAAAATGAAGATGAAGGTTTTGAGCAAAAAATAGTGGTTAATCTAGAAAATCATTGGAATGTATTCTATCATTTATTAGAAGTTTATAAATTACAAGCTATAATAAGAAAAGAGGAGAAATAAAAATGACTACGACCTATATTTCAGATCCTAGAGTTGACGAGATTGCTGCAAAAGTAATTAATGAAGTAGCAACAAAGAATGAATGGGATGATATTCCAAAAATTAAGTATTTAGTTAAAGTTGCAGAAAATTCTAGAGTTAATGGACAATGCTCTAGAGCTACTGGTAAATGGAAGATTTTGACTGGTTTTGATTATGTGATTGAAGTTTGGAGTGTATTTTGGGATTCTGCATCAGATTCTCAAAAAGAAGCTTTATTATTTCATGAGTTAATGCACATTATTTCTTCTGAAGATGAAGATGGTGAAATTACATGGCGTTTACAAGATCATGATGTAGAAGAATTTATTTATGTTGTTAAAAAATATGGAATTTGGAATCATGCATTGGAGTCATTGATAAATGCTGCAAAACAAGAATAAAGTAGATGAGTATACTGGTAATTGGATAACTACATACATAGGAAAGAAATTTCATTTTTTAGAGCCATCTGAAGATGAAATTGATATTAGAGATATTGCACATGCATTAGCATTAACTTGCAGATTTGGTGGGCATTGTAGTAAATTCTATTCTGTTGCGCAACATTCAGTTTTAGTTTCGTGGCAAGTATCAGAAAAGAATATGCTAGCAGGTTTAATGCATGATGCACATGAAGCGTATTTGCATGACGTTCCAAGACCTATAAAAGCTAGAATAGCCGGATACGCAGATATTGCTAATAACCTCCAAAATAAAATACAACTAAAGTATAAATATACTATAACTAATGAAGATGAAATAAAGTGGGCAGATGATACTTTATTATCTACTGAGAAAAGAGATTTATTAACAAATACTGAAGATTGGAAAGAATTGCCAACACCATTAGAGCACAAAATATATTGTTGGTCACCTAAATACTCTGAAGAAAAATTTTTAGAAGTATTCAAATACTTAATGGATAAAAATGAATAAAGAAATAACTATTGAAGATGTTGAAGAATTTTTAAGAAGTGCATTTACTGGTGGACACAAAGACTTTATAGATTTGACACTAGATGAGTTAAAATTATATTCTAGTAAAAATACAGACTACACCAAAGGTGGCAATCCAAATGGCGGTTTTATTAGAGTATCAAATATTCTAAAAAATTATCCTAATTTAGATTTAGGTAAACCAGAAACTATTGCATTATTATATGCAATAAAACAACTTGATTCTACATTATGGATGCTTAATCAACATTACGAAGGTAATGTTGAGAATATTGATACTAGATTGCGAGATATTCATGTTTACATGAAGATTGCAAGGATACTCCATAAGGAACAAGCGTGCAAAGAAAAAGGAAATGTCAGAAAGATTCAAGAGATACCAAAGCTTGTACTAGATGCGGAAGAACAACCTCATTAGAAAAACATCATATTATTTTTAAATCTCGTGGCGGTTCAAATGATAAATCTAATTTACTTGATTTATGCAGTGACTGCCACGATTTTATTCATGCTAAAGCGTCATTGACTGAATATTTAGAATCTGCATGGAAAACTATAGAATATTGGGGTCATCGAAAAGAACGAACTAGACAAAAAATAAATAAGTTGCGTTATTATTCAGAAAGAGTAATTTTAATTGATAAAAGATTAAAAGTATTAGAAAAGTTAAATACAATAGAGAGTATAAAGAAAAATGGATATCGATCATATTGGCAAAACAAGTCAACCCATGGAAATAGAAAATAAAGAATATTGGTCTAGACATTGCTCACCAAAAGATATGTATGATGACGGTGGGTATTGTGAGAATAAAATACATAAATGCGGTACATATTATTTACATCATGTAGGATATAATACTGAAGTATTTTGTGAAAGTTGTTTTGCTGCTAGTATGTTTAATGATATAAAAGGTGAAGATTTTTGGCTTAAAGAGCATAAAGAAATTTGTGAAAGAGATACACTTGTTAAGTTAAGATAGGAGAGTTTGTAAATGTTATTTTACAATTTTTTGTCTAAATTACTTCATTGGGATGACACATATAGATTAATTTGGGATATTCCATCTCACAAACTTACACATGATACTGTAATTATATTATCTGTAAGTCAATTAGACAATTTAGTAAAAACATTAACTAAAAAGCATAGATATATTCATTCAGATTATTTATGTGATTTGAGTATGCCAACTTTTCGTGGATTATATTTATATCCTACTGTTAAATTAAAATCTGAAAGAATCTATAATAGAGACTATAGAAAATTAAGACAATCTAAAGTTAACATGCTCGATATTAGAATAAAATAAAAGAGAGTTTATAATGTCATATAATACAGAAGTTAAATTACTTGCAATTACAGCTAATGCTGAAGCACTTGTAGAATATGCTGGCAGATTATGCTATAAATCAGAGAATAAATTAGGTGAAAATAAAGAGTGGCTGAAGACACGTATTAATCAAGGTCATGAGAGTTTGATTGAGCATGCATCAGCCACTTTTTATATTAAATGTTCAAGAGTAGTTACGCATGAATTAGTTAGACATAGACTAGCATCTTATTCTCAAAAATCACAAAGATATGTTAAAGAGTCTAAACCTAGTTATATTATTCCACAAGAAATAATAGATGCAGATTTAATAAGCTCATACACAATGTCTATGGACGATGCATGGTATGAGTATGAATTATTACTTTCTAAAGGTATTAAACCTGAAATTGCACGGTATGTTTTACCAAATGCATGCATAACTGAAATAATTTGTACATGGAATTTTAGAGAGATACTACATATTATTACAGAAAGAGATAGTCTTAGAGCATTACCTGAAATGAGAGAAGTTATTCATAAAGTTAATTTAATTATGCAAGAACAAGCTAAATCAGTGTTTGGAGATTAAAAATGAGTACAACTGTTGTAAATAAATATAATTCTGAATATGATGTGTATATTGGTAGAGGTTCTATATTTGGAAATCCATTTGTTATTGGTAAAGATGGTACTAGAGATGAAGTTATTTTAAAGTATAGAAATTATTTTTATGATAAGATAAAGAAAGATGAAGATTTTTTAAAAGCTGTTTTATTATTAAAAGATAAAAAATTAGGATGCTATTGCAAACCTCAAGATTGTCATGGAGATGTTATAGCTGGTTTTGTAGATAATATTTGGACTAAATACGACTTAGCACAAGCAGGAAAAGATGTTTTAAAATTAAGGAGTTTGTTTGATGAAGCCAATTGAGTATACAAAAGATTTATCTAAATGTGATCATATTGTTTATGAAGAAGTAGTACCACATGTATTTAGATTTGGTTGTGAATTAGATCAGATTCCAGGCTGCCATTGTGATGATTGTTGTACATTAGAAGATTTTAAAGTCTGTTCATTAAATATTGAGAATAAAAAATAATATGAAACTTTTTGCATTAGACTGTGATTCATTCAAACTTGCAGTTTCAGTATTTAATAATACAAAGTTAATTAAAACATTTATTGTTGATTCTGATAGAAAATTAGATTCAGATAAACGAGGTACCATCCTCTATAATAAATTTTGTATTATATTAGACAAAGAAAAACCAAATATCTTAGTGACTGAAAAATCATTATATTCGAATAATTTTGTTTCATCTAGAACAATTACAGAAATAATTGGATTTGTTAAATTAGCATGCAACCAAAGAGATATTCCGTATTATATGGTTTACGTTCCAAGTTGGAAAAAGTATATCACAGGAAATGGTAAATCTACAAAAGATGAAATTAGAGCAAGTATTATTAAGATATACCCAGAGTTAACAGATTCAATACAGGATCTATGCGACTCGACAAGTATAGGATTATACTATCTTAATAATATTGATAAGATAAAGAAGGCAAAATAATGAGAGTTGAATACGATAAAGAAGCAAAAGCAATATACATTTATACAGAAAATACAAACAAGATATTTAATACTGAAGAATTAATTAAATACAGTGTTATGTTAGATAAAGATGCTTTTAATAACATTGTAGGTATTGGAATATTAAATGTTCAAAAAATAGAGGAGATTTAGTTGAGTATAGATTTTTATAATGACATTCAAGAATTTACTGATTCTGTAATACAAGACAGAATGACTGAAGGAAAAAATTATCCACATATCCCATCAGAAAAAATTAAGAAATTAAAAATAGAATTAATTAAAGAAGAGTGCGGACGAGAATTATTAGAATCATTGGAAAATAATGACTTAGAGAAAATTGCAGATGGCGCAGTAGATTCAATTGTAGTTATATTAGGAATGTGTATAAGTTATGGAATAGATATTAGACCATTGTGGGATGAAATTCATAGAACAAATATGGCTAAATTTGGTGGTAAAATTCGTGAAGATGGTAAGAGATTAAAACCTGAAGGATGGAAGCCACCTGAAATTAAAAGAGTATTAAATGAACAAGGAGCGAAATTATAATGTCTGAAATTGTTAAAAGAGTTATTAAAAGAGATGGACGAATTGTAAAATTTGATCCAACAAAAATTATTGAAGCAGTTATTAGAACTATGAAATCAGTAGATGTTGAAAATGATGAATTAGCTAAAGCAGTTACAAATGAAGTAATAAAGAAAATTAATGGCCAAGAAGAAATTTCTGTTGAAATCATTCAAGATTATGTTGAAAATGAATTAATTAAACGTGCTGATCCAATTGTTTCTAAAGCATTTATTTTATATCGTTCTAAAAGAACTGAAGTTAGAGAAGTTAAAGAACAACTAGGTATAGATGATGATTTGAAATTTGGTGTTAATGCATTAGCGTTATTAGATAAAAGATATTTAAAGAAAGTTAATGATAAAAAAGAAACGCCATCACAAATGTTTCATAGAGTTGCAAATGCTGTTGCAGCTGTTGAAAGAAGTTATGGTGATTCACCTGCAAAATGGGCTAAAATATATTATAACTTAATGTCTAATCAAATTTTTATGCCTAATACTCCATGTTTGGCAAACGCAGGAAATCCTAATTTAAATTATTTGGCCGCATGTTATGCATTTGAAGTTGGCGATTCAATCGAAGAGATATTTCAGACGGCAAAAGACGCTGCTATTGTTCAAAAAACTGGTGGTGGTATTGGATTAAATTTATCTAAATTACGACCATCTGGTGATGCTGTAAAATCTACTGAAGGTATTTCAAGTGGGCCAGTAGAATTTATGAAAATATTTGATGCTACATCTGATGTTATTAAACAAGGTGGAATTAGACGCGGTGGTAATTTAGGATTAATGCTAATAAATCATCCTAATATTGTAGATTATATTAAATGTAAAAATACTGAAGGTACTTTCGCTAATTTTAATATCTCTGTAGCATTAACAGATAAATTTATGGATGCAGTAAAGAAAGACACTGACTTTGATTTGGTTAATCCAAGAAATAATAGAGTTGCCAGCACAGTAAAAGCTAGATCTTTATTTGACTTAATTGTAGATTCAGCATGGAAAAATGGAGAACCTGGAATTGTATTTTGGGATAAAACTGAGAGAGATAATCCTACCCCTAAATTAGGGCATGTTATAAAGAATCTTTGTTCAGAAGTAGATTTAATTCCTTATGAATGTTGTATTTTAGGTGGCATTAACTTATCAAAATTTGTTGATGATGGTAAGATTATTTATTCGTCATTATCTAAAGTAGTATATCATGCTGTAAGATTTTTGGATGATGTTATTGATGCTACAAATTATCCTCTTCCACAAATTGAAAATGCTGCAAAAGGAAATCGCAAGATTGGTTTAGGTTTAATGGGTTTTGCAAATATGCTATTTTTATTAGGAATTCCTTATGATTCAGAAGAAGCACTACAATTAGCATCAGATATAGTTAAATTTGTAAGTGCAGCTTCACGTAAAGCATCTGAAGAATTAGCATTCTTAAGAGGAGATTTTCCTAACATTCAAGAATCTATTTACGCAGGTAAGCATATTAGAAATGCTTCAAGAATAGTTTTAGCTCCTAATGGCTCAACTGGTATCATTGCTGAAACTAGTTCTGGAATTGAACCTGCTTTTGGAATTGTTTTTAGAAGAGAAAATATTCTAGAAGGTCGTACATTTGACGAGGTTAATTCTGCATTTGAGAAAATTGCTAAAAGAGAAGGATGGTATTCACAAGAGTTAATTGATAAGATTGTTAAAAATAATGGATCTGTAAAAGGATTATCTGAAGTTCCTGAAAAATGGCAAAAAGTTTTTACAACAGCATTAGAAATTACACCTGAATATCATTTAAAGATGCAGGCTGCATTTCAAAAATATGTAGATAATTCTATATCAAAAACAATTAACTTGCCATTTGATACAACTAAGAAACAAGTTGCGAAAATTATATTAGATGCATTTGATTTAGATGTAAAAGGTTTAACAGTTTATAGAAATCAAAGTAGAGAAAAGCAGGTTATGCGAGTAAATACAAATTGTGTAGAATGTGAGAGTGGAGCATGCCCATTGCCCGTTAAAAAGGAGTAATTAAAAATGCCAAGATCATTAATTAATAATGCTGATTTTGAAGAAGTAACTTTATTTGGAAGTAATGTTAAAGAAATGATTTATGCTAACGAACGCCACAAAATATTTGATGAGCAAAAAATAAGCTTAGAGTATTCTAATAAATTAGAAGCATTAGGTTTAAAATGGCAATGCAGATATGAATATGATATTACAGAGTGGTTTTTGCAACAAAGAGCAATATTAATTGAGCAAAGATTTATTGCACATTCATATAAATATAAGCAAATACACACACAAATTAGTAATGTATATGAAATGGAATTATTAAATTCTAAAGAGTATATTGAAACACAGATTAATAAGAATGTAGATGTAGCATTTAATAAGTTAGTAAATACTATTCAAACTACTGGAGAAATGAATAAAAATTTACGAGTATATCCAGGAAGTTTAAGATATAGATAAAATTGTATTTTATTTTTTATTAAGTATATAATAATTATATAAGGAGTAATACAAATCATGCATATTGTGTGTAATAATACTAAATGTAAAAACTATAGAGCTTTTGATAAACCAAAAGTTTTTAAACCTACTGCTAATTTTAATTCATTTATAGATGAGATAGCTTCTGGAGAATGCAAGCTATCTCATTCTTCTATTATTTCAGAAGTATTAGATTTAAAAGGTTATAAATATCCTCAAAATAGATGTTTAGAATGTGATGGTAATTGTAATAATGTTGAATGTCTTCATAACGAAAATTTAAAATGCACAAGAACAGAAATTTTTATTGATGACTCATTAGTGTCAAAAGATTTTATTTGTAAATGCTTTTCTAATAGAAAAATTAGTGGTCATTTTAACATGATGAGCATGTTAAATTCAGATGGATCACCTAAAGGTGGTTCGATAGATGATGCATATTCAGAAAAACTGCATGCGGATGATAAAAAGACAAAGATATTCCCAGATGGGCATATGCGTCAAGCTAAATAATAGTTTTAGTTGGTGGTGTGGATGGGTGGACAGTTTAGTTATTTTGATAAAGCGAATCAAGAGGATACAGAATATCTTTGTTATCTAAATTTAATAATGGCAATGTTTCGTGTTACTGCAGTAGACATAAAGTATGGTGGTAAAGAAGTTAGAAATGACGCAAGAAATTTTCTAAGATCTGATTGGTTTAATTACATCTGTATTCATCTAAATTTAGATCCTGAAAGCACAAAATTTTTAATAAAACATAGTGATAAGATTAGTTCTCGCAGCAAATTTGAATAATATTTTAATATTTATATACATTATGATACGATAAGATTATGGAAGATGATAATATTATAGAAAATACTAACACTGTAGAAGAAATTAAAGTTAAAAATAAAGGTGGAAGACCTAAAGGTGCTAAAGATGCATTGAAAAGGGCTTCGCCGTATGTTCGTGCTCAAGCTAGAGCATTATACGTTTCAGGTCATGATCCTGAAGATATAGAAACAGCATTAAACCTTAAAGAAAAAGGTTTAGTTTCAATATGGGCTGATAAAGAAAATTGGGCTGAAGAAAGAGATAAAGTTTTAAGCTCATCATATAATGATTTACTTCAAGTAATGCAACGAGGTCAAGTTGAAGAATTTGCTGGATTAAAATTAATTAAAGATACTTCTATTGCAGCAATTAAAAAAGGTAATAAAGATGGTGGTGTTGTGCCAGCAAGATTTTCTGAAGCTACTGGAGCATTCATGTCTGCATTAGAAATTGAATATAGACTTAAAACTGAAGCGCTACAAGTTAATTTTTTAAATGACGTTGCTCAAGTTTTAAAATCAAAAATTCAAGATCGACAATTACTATCTGAAATTGCTGAAGGATTAAGAACAGTTTTGGAAAAGTACAGAACTAGACGCTTACCTGAAATAAGAAAGGAAAATAATGCCTCAAATTAAACACTCCGGTTCTCCTCGTGGTGGTTTTGATGATTTCGTAAATGTTACAGATATTGGAGATTTCTTTCCTGATCTATTAGCAGAATCTGGTGATAACCCAATATCTGGTATGTCTTTCGAAGATTATGTTCAAGAGATATTTTCTAAATCATACCCAATGTACTCATTTAATGTTTGGCATATTCATTATATTTGTTCAATAGTTGATAAATTACTTTTACAACGTTCTAACAGAAATTTATTGGCTGCATTGCCAAGATATCATTTGAAATCTACTATTTTAGGTGAAGGTTTAGCTTCTTATAGATTATTAACTGCATTTGGATATGGCTTATATTTATCATACAAATCTGAATTGGCGTGGTATCATTTAGGCAATATTAAAGAAGCAATTAGAATTAATCCTATAATATCTAAATACATGGTTGATTTAAGTCCACAATCTGATAAAATGATAAAATACAGAATTGGTTCAAGAAGAATGGAAATTGAAGGTTCTGGTATCTTATCAATGGAACGTGGTAAACATACAGATTCTATTATGATTGTAGATGATGTTCAAGGTGATATTGAGAACCCAATGGTTTTGAATGAACTTGACAAAGTTAAAAGAATATTTAATGCATCAGTTATGCAGATTCCTAATCTTGGTTGTCCTACAGTTGTTTTTGGTACTGCTATGGATTATACAGATTTATTGTATACTTTAAAAGATAATCCAAATTTTACTTCAATATGGTTGCCAGCAATTAATCCTACGCCAGATAGAGAAATACTTTGGCCTGAAAGATTTTCAAAAGAGATTCTAGAAGAAAGAAAAGCTACAATTGGATGGAAAGCATTTTCTACAGAATTTTTATTAACACCATTATCTAGTTCTGAAGCGTATTTAACTAGAGAACAATTAGAGCCAATAATTAATAAAAATATTAAAAATTATGAATGTCCGGGATATTAAATATGAGTGAAGAAATCTGGTGGAAATCTAAATCTATAATATCTGGTTTTGATATTGGAAAGAGAGGTAATCCCAGTCATCATTCAATTTTTGCTATAGATAAAATAGAGAATCCATTAGCTGAAACAGAAGAAGATAAATTTAAAGAAATATTAATTATGATACATTCTAAGTTTCTTGATTCGTGGGATTATTTAAGACAAATAGAATATCTTAAAGCCTGTGCAGAACATTTTGGAATACAAAGATGTTATTATGATAATACTCGTGCTGAATTTGATGAAAGAAATTTATCACCAAGAGTATTTATTCCAGTTATATTATCAAATGTTGATGGAGCTAAATCTAAAGGTAAACCAAAATTAGCAGCACAATTTGCTAAATTAGTTGAAGAAAAACGAATACAATTAATTGATGATGATAGAACAATCTCTCAAATAACATGTGTAAATAACGATCTCCAAGCACCTTCAACGCCATTAGGACATGCTGATTCGTTCATTAGTATAATATTAGCTATTGGTGTATATTATGATTTTTATGCTCAAGATCGTAAATTAGGTTTTTCAAATTTGGGAGATATTCAACAAATTTTTGGAGATAAGAAGCCTGATTTAAAGTCAAGAAATTCTACTAGTTGTAGAATTTGTGGATGTAAAACATTTGATCAATTGCCTGGTGGGCATACAAAATGCACAAGATGTGCAACAATTTGGTAGAAGCAACTAGTATAATATAACTAATAATAAAAGTAAGGAGAATCAAATGAAAGAGAAAGTGGTATTAGAGAATGCTGGAGTACAAGTTGATAAAAATGGTAAAGCTATTCCATTATTTAAGGTACAGAGATGTGCATTTCCTCCATGTGGTCAAGATGCTTCAATAAATGAGTATAATGTTCCTCTTTGTAGAAAGCATCATGAGATGTTGGATTTTCTAACTTGGGCATTGCAAAGTATTAGAGTTTCGGATGCTAAACCTGTAGATGCCACAGAAGCTAAAGTAGAAAATACAGTAGTTAAATAATATGTGTATTAAAAATATTTTTAATTGGTTTAGAAGAAAACCATCTAAAGTTGATTCTACTAAGGAAGTTCTTGAAGATGTTAAACAACAATTAGAAGAATTGCACATTCAAGAGCAAAAAGAAAAAGATGAAACTATTTTCAGAGATGAAGTATTTTCATGCTTTAGAAAAATGGAAAATTTGTCATTTTCAGAATTAAATGACTTAAGATTTTCTATTGATGCAGCTTTTGGAAAAGCATTAATGTATGGTTATGAAAATAGAAAAATAAATATTATGCCTACTACTAATGATAAAATTTGTTTTCTATTATATGATCAATTAAAAGGTTCAAATGAAATTTCTAATTTACATACTATAGTTTTAAATAAGCATCTTCTTTCTGATGAATTTGAGAATAATCCTACATTAAAAGAATGGCTTGAAAAATATGGAAAAACTAAAATAAGAACTGTAGAAATAGATAAAGAAGCATTATTAAAGGATGCATTAGAGAAAATACAAGGAATAAAAGTTCCTGACGATATTGAATATAAAAATTCTGAACCGCCAAAAGCATGGCCAATAAAGGAGAATATTAATGACAACTAAAAAGAAAAAGGTGACACAGAAACAAGAGATTAATAAAGAAGTTACTATTGCAAATACTGTAGAGGTAGCTGATGATACTTTTGAAGAAATTAAAACAGATGAAACACTCAATGCAAGTATTGGTAATACTTCAAAAGAAGATGATTTTATGCCTAGTGAAGAAGAGCTATTAGAAAATGAAAATAAAATGTTTGAAGTTATTGTTCTTGAAGAACCTGCTAAAATAGCTAGACAAATTGAGTGCCCACATTGTCATGAAATTCAAGATATTAGGAAAACACAAGATTCTACAACATCATATTGCATTAAATGTCAGCGTGCATTTTTAACTGAATGGAAAATTATAGATTTAAGGAGAAATGATAGATGGACAAAGTAATATTTGAATGTCCTTATTGTGGTAATACACAAGATGAAAAAAATAATGAGGATCCAACTTCTGCAATATGCTTACAATGTGGTAAGACATATTTAACTACATGGAAAGAAGTTGAAAAACCTAGTACACAATCGTATGTTATTTAGTAAAATAGGAGCAAATAAAAATGGCAGATTGGAAAGAAGAGTCCGCAATTCAATTCAGTGTAAAATACAATAAAGAAACTGGTGTATTTAGTATTTTGAATTTATGGGATGACTCAGTTAGAAACTTACCTCCTGATGTTGAAATTCCAGCTAATTCATCAGCAATGAAAACATTATCTAATTTAGAGGTTAATGCTTTATTAGGTAAAGTAAATGAAATGGGTTGGATTCAGAAAATGTTTGGTACTCAACCTAAATCTGATGCAGAAGCAGCATTATCACAACCAAGAAAAACTATACAAGAAGTAGCTATAGAGAATATCTATGAAGTTGCAAAACTTGGTGGTGATGAAGGTGTTGCAAAAGAGAGTGTGATGGCAATACGTGAAATTGTAAATAAAGTATATGGGAGTTAAAAATGTTTATTCAAATAATTAGATTTAATGAAACAACGAAAGATCAAATAAAAATTGAGTGTGATTCTTCAGAATTAAAGACGGCATTGAAAGATATTAAGAAGATTAAGAAATCATTGGCAAAATAGTTTAAGAATATTAATTATAGAGATATAATTAATATGTTGCGGTAGTGGAGGGTTAACATGAAAGTTAGTGATTTCTTACCTGAAATTTCAAGTAGAGATGCTAAATTAATTCAGGCTAATACATACTTAAATAAAGTTTATGATGGTGGTTTTGGTAATTTTGCTAAAAGCCAATCCAGTGGTGGAGTTTCTGCTGCTAATACATATGGTATTGAACAACTTTATTTTGAATGGTTAAGAACTGCATATGCATATAGAAGACAATTTCTACAAGATTTATATTTATTAGCGTTTGATTCTACTGAAATTAGAACTCCTATGCTACATTTGAAGAATCAAGTTTTTAAGAAAGGTTTTGATGATTGGAAACCTAAGTTTAAATTAAAGTGTACTAAATGTGGAAAAGAGTACACAGAAAGAGTTAAAGAATGTTTAGAATGCAAAGGTAAAGAATTTAGTGAACCTGATCCTGATCAGCATAAAATATTTGACGACTTTAAGCTGCATTGTAATGACTTTGGCCAATCATTAGAAGAATTACTTAAAACATGCTTAGATGATTTAAATATTGCTGATGATGCATATGTTTTATTAAATAAACAATATAAAGTTTTACCTAATGGCTCATTTTATGGAAAAGTTATTGAAGCTAGAAGATTGCATCCAGCATTAGTTGAAATTGATCTAGATAAAAATGGTATTCCTCAAACATCGCATTATATTTGTTTATTTCATAGAGATAACGTTCAAACAAAACCTGGCATTTGCGCTGAAGCTGATTGTAAACATGATTTAGTTCCAGTAATGTACATTTGGAATCATAGAGGCAGAAGAATATATTTACCTGAAGATGAATTAATACATGTTAGTAAATTTTCACCTTCAGAAACGTATGGTTATTCTATGCTTTTAACAGTTATGCAGAAAGTATTAACTTTATCTGGTATGGATAGATTTTTATACAGATACTTCTTTGAAAGAAAAGTTCCTACTGGTATGATTATGACTGCTACAGATGATCCTCAATCTCTTGAATTAGAAAGAGCTAGAGTAGAATCTAAAATGGCAGAAGATCCAACATACATTCCATGGGTTGCAGTTTCACAACGTACAGGTCGTGGTAGAACAGATTTTGTTAGATTATTTCATACTCTTCAAGAAATGGATTATCTACCTGTAAGAAATGAAATTCGTGATAGAATTGCTGCAGCGTATGGCGTGCCTCAAATGTACATGAACGTGATGGAAGGTGTTGGTGGAATATCTGGTGAAACACAACAATTAAAGGTATTCAATGATGTAATTCAAGCAGATCAAAGAATATTCAACGAAAAAGTATTTCCTATCTTTATGAAAGCATTTGGTATCACTGATTGGGAGTTATTATTAAGACCTCCTGAAGAGAAAGTTGAAGGTCAGCAATTACAATTAATTCAACAAAAAGTTATTGTTGCACAACAAATGTTACAGATGGGTTTTGATATTGAATTAAAACCTGAATGCAGAGATCTATTAACATTAGACTTTTCATTTACTGGCAAAGCTGTAAATCAAATGAAAGCACAAGAAGAAATGATGGAGCAACAAAAAGAACAACAGCAAGCTCAGATGGCTGGACAAATGGGAGTTCCAGGATTACCTATGAATCCTGAAAATCAACCAGAAGCTACTACAAGAGTAGATGGTATGCCTCCTGAAAAACCTGCAGATGAAATTCCTGGTCCAGCATTTCAAAGAGAAGGACGTAATGATGCTAAGAAAGTAAGCGAACCTGAAGATCAAGAAGAAGATTCAGATTATGCAAATACTGCTTTTCAAAATGTGAGATAAATGAAAGTAATTAAAATAGAATCATTAGCAAAAGATAAAACTAAAATACCAGCAATGAATAGCCCAGAAAAAATTACTTTTGAAGATGGCTCTCAATGGATTTGGAAAGATTCTACAAAAGAAAAGATACTTAAATGGCGTTATATTCCTTCATCTACATTTTATCGTAGAGAGTATTTAACATACTTAGTATCTGAGTATTTAGGATGGGATTTAGTTCCTGAAACTAAGATAGTTACACTCTTTGATCATGAAGGTTCTATACAAAAATGGATTGATAATACTACAAAAGCAGACACTACATTATCAAGTTATTCTGAAGATTCAATATGGAAAGCTGGTCTACAAGATTTAATTCTTTGCCAAACAGATAGAACAAAAAATAATTGGCTAACCTTAAAAGATAAACCAATATTAATTGATAATGGTTTATGCATGCCTATTCAAGCATCTCCAAAAGATTCAAAGAGTGTAATTATTTCGCGTTTTGCATATAAAATTTATGATTATGAAATACCATCTCAATATATAGAAGATATTAAAAGATTAGATAATACAAAGTTGAATAAGTATATTATAGAATTAACTAGTAAAGAAGCATTTAATTTATATAAAGAAAGAGTTGATTTTTTATTATCTGATGAGCATGCAAGATTTCCTGGTTATAAAATAGTAAAACGAATGAAAGATTTAAGTTTAACTGGAGGGAAATAAGATTTATATTTATTGTAACGCATGTAAACAAAAATTTCATATTTCTACATTGAAAAGAGTAGATACAAAAGATGGTTCAATTTTTATTTGTCCTAATTGCGGGCACCAGATTTCAATAAATTTATAAGGAGAAAGAATGTCTATAATTTCGGTAGGTTCAGAAAAGTGGAATGACGAAGTCAAATTTTTCGTGTCAGCCTCAGTTCCAGAAATTAAAGCAAGAGCAGAAGAGTTAAATGTTAAGTATGAATCGTATTCACAGTATATGAATCATAATGGTATTCACAGAAATGGCTCCAAGGTGTGCAAGGCAACCTCTAAAAATGATGAAGAGTTCATAGTTAATTTACCTAAAGTAAATATAAAAGAATACATTCCTCAAGAATCAAGTGGCGAAGAGGAAATAGCATTATTGCATTGTAGTGATGGCCATGCAGGTAAAATAACTAAGTCTTTTAACAAAGAAGTTTATCGTGATAGAATGTATAAAATGTTTGAATCTACAATGCGAATAGTAAATTTACATAGAAATATGTATCCAATTAAAAAATTGCATATTGTTTCTACTGGTGATAATATGCAAGGTGAAAATCCATTCCAAGGTTCAAAAATTGGTGAAGCTGAAATGGGAGCTAGAGATCAAATAAAAAAATTAGCAATTCCAGTATGGAATGATGTTATTGGTTCATTTAAACAAGAATTTGAAGAAGTGGAATTCGATGGTTTTCCAGGAAATCATGGACAAGATAAATTAGCACCTGCAACATCTAATCTAGACATATCATTCTATGATATCTTAGAAGCAGGTATTGGACAATATGATGGCATAACTATAAATTGTCATGAGGAATTTGCAGACATTATAAATATCAATGGTTTTAAATTCTTTTGCTTTCATGGCGATGGCATTCCATGTCAACAAGGTATTCCATATTTTTCTATTGATAGAAAATTAAAAGCTTGGTATATTCAATATAATGGATTCAATTATGCATTAGGTGGTCATTTCCATAAAAGACATTCAGATGAAATTGCTTCTAAATTTGAATATTTTATGTGTGGTTCATTAGTTTCAGATGATGAATGGGTTTTAAAGAAACTCGGTATTTCTTCTAATCCTTCACAATGGTTAATGGGAGTACATCCTCGACATGGAGTAACTTGGAGATATCCATTAGTTGTAGATGATAAATTTTTACCAGAGAAGGTGTAAAATGTCATTTGAAGATTCTATAAAAGCTTTAGAATTACGGTATAATACATTATCAAAAATGCCTGATACTGATTATGAATATAAAGAATTAATGGAACTTGAAAATACAATAACTTTAGCGAAGAGGTGGATAGGTTTAGATGAGAGTAAGAAAATTAAACAAGAAAAGTGCAATTGTGGAACGGAAGAGAAAATATTCTAAAAGAGCAAAAAGAAAAGTTGAAGTAGATCAAGACTTAATAAATACAAGTTTGCATTGTAAAATATGCAGTGCAGATTTGTATAAAAGAACAAAAGTAAGCTCATTAGCTTTTTGTCTTGATTGTGGATATACTTTAACATTATAATAACTAACACTAACATAATATAATTATTATATGCGAAGAATAAGAAAACAATGTAATAGATGTTGTAAGCACACAGTTATCTTTGACGATAAAGAAAGACAGACAATGTTTCAGAAATACTTTGCTAAATCTGAAACATTTGTCTGTGATACGTGTTTATGGCATGATCAACAATATCTAAAAGATCATCCTGAAATTAAAATATAAGGTGATGTTAATGTATCCAGTTGGTTCAATTATTCAATTTTATGCAAAGAAAACAAGTACATTAGCAATATTAGCTAATAAAATATTCACTCCTCATACACATTTATACCACGCTGCAATTATTGGTCATTATATTCCTGAAGAAGACGATTATGAAATAATGGAAAGTATTGGGCGTGGTATTTCATTAGGAAGACTATCATTTTATAATAAAAATGAGTATGTAGTATATTATCCTTCAAATATAAATTTAAGTGTTGGTGAAGAATTATGGATTAAAGCTTCTAAATATGGTAGAATAGGATATGATTATAAATTTTATCCTATTTTATTATTAAATATTATTAATATTGAATTTAATAATTTGAAAAAATATCATAAATTTAAAGCAATCTCGCCAACAGAATTAAATATTCATCCTGATCATGAAATGGTTTGTACTAGATTTGCAAAAGTATTTTGGAATCAATATAATAAATCTACTCCATATCCTTATAGATGGTGCTCAATTCCAGCTTCATATCCATTAGCTGTTACTAAAGGTCATTTAACTATAATTGGTAAGCATACAAAAAATACTTTAATATACGAAGGTTATATTAAATGAACCAAAATATAAAAAAGAAAATTTTTGAAGCACTACTTAAAGCTATTCAAGAATCTGGACAAAGGGCATTTGAAAAATCACAAGAAAATGTTCCAGTAGTTACTGGTGATTTAAAACGAAGTGGTGTTAAAACTAATCTTCAAGATGGAATGAAAATTGAGTACAAAAAAGAATATGCTAGCTTTGTAGAATTTGGAAAAAAGGCTGGAACAGTTGTAGTTCCAAGTTTCTTTAGAAGAGATGGAAAATATGTGCATAGTTATAAATACTATACTGAAGGTCAAAAAGCGCAGCACTTCATTGAAAAAGGAATGACATTAGCCTACGAAACATACTTTCCAACTATTTTTATGACTGAATTAAAGTCAGCTTTACCTACAGCTACAATAACAAAAGAATAATTTTTTAGATTATTATAATAAAATACTATAATATTTAATAGGATTAGATGAGAAAAGGAGATTATAGAATGCCAAGAAATAATTTTACAACTGAGTTAGGTGAATTAAATATTAGCATTGGTAAGATTTTGATAATGGTAGTTAGTCAAGATAGAATTTCTACAGCAGCAGAGTTATTAAATGAATATACTAGAGAGTTTCATTTAAAAATTGAGGATATTGATACTACTTTAGCTATGGAAAGAGCATTCGGACCATTTGTGAATAACACAATGTCTGTAATTGAGACTCTTGGAATTCCAACAATTCAATTTAAACCTGTAAGAAAATTAATTTTAAATGCAATGTATAAATTAAAAGATGAAGTATTATTACCTAAAATGTCTAATTATAAGGTAGGTTAAAATGCCTGCAAAATCAGAGAAGCAACGTAAATTTATGGGTGCTGAATTAGGAAGACTTAGAGCTGGTGAAAAAACTAAAACTGGAATGTCTGAACAGCAACTTTCTGAATTTGCCTCAAAATCACTAGATAAACCAATTAAACATAAATTACCTACTGGTGAAGAGAAAAAGATTATGCAAGGTGATAAAGATAATTGGCGTATAATTAAAAATAATATAAGTAAAGCATTAAACATGTTGGAGGAGATATAATATGGGAATTCCTGATGATATTGAATTTATTAATGACGGATCTCCAGAAGCAATTTCAGCTGGAATGCCTGCATTAAACAGAAATCCAATAGATTTTGAGAGGCCAAATGTTATGAAAAGTGATAATAACTTGTATAATGATAATGGGATTAAAATGTGGAAAATTGAGGATGAAGTAGACATTAGTAAAGCAAAAAAAGTTTCACAAGCTGATTTAGAAGCAGGACCGTATGATTCGTCATGGAAAACTGTTGGAGCAGATAATGCAATGCTACATCCAAAAGCTAATCCAGAAGTTCATCCTGAAAAACGAGCCGCATTTGAAGCTGCAAAAGCTATTAAAAAAGAAGATTTAACAGAAGGACCGCAATGTCCTAAATGTAGTAGAAAAGTAGCATACTCACACGATTCAACTAAAGGTACAAAACAAGCTCATTGCCCGTATTGTAAGCATTCATTTGGATCTGAAATTAAAAAAGAAGTAATTGCTGATGAAGCTCAATCTCAGCATAAAATTAAAAATCCTCCAGTAAAGAAATTAACAGATGCTAAAGTTGGAAATCCTGCAATGGGATTAAAGAAAGAAATGCTATCTAAAGCTATTTCAGACTTAACTGAAATTATTTCAAATGAGATTAATAAAGCTAAATATGAAGGTTCATCAAAAACTAAATCATATCAAAAGAAAGCCAAGCATGCTCAAGAAAAATATCCTGAAACATTACGTAAAGAAAAAATTGAAAAGATTGCACCTTTAGCAGCTGGTTTAATTGGCGCAGGTGCTGGAGCTGTTGGTGCGTCTGCATTACATAAACAAAGAGGTCCTGGTACTCCAGAATTTGAAGCTGAATCAAAAAGAAGATCTGGAATGACTCAATCTCAAAAAGATTTAGAAGATAGAAAAGCCGATTCAACTTGGGCATTACAACATCCAAATACAGTAACACATGCTTTAAAGAAAGCATTAGCTCCATGCATTGATAATATAACTAATATAATTAATAGTGAAATTAGTAAAGCCAATAAACTTACACATAGTATGCCAGATTTTTCTAGTACACATGGTATTGATCCAACTGATCCAGATTTTGATAAAAAAGTGCATGAGAAGTCTACAAAAGCCATTTTCCCAGGATATGGCACTACTAATTCAAAAATTAGTAAGCAATCTGAGCAAGATGCACAAAGTGAATTTGCTCCTCATGGTGATTATGCTGAAGAACATGAAAAACAAAAAATTAACCCTGCAAAGGAAAAAGCATCTATTAAAATAAAGAAATCTATCACATTGAATAAAATGGTATTAGGTCAAACTCAAGAAGTAATTTCTGATTTAGAATTAGTCAAAGGTTTTGGTTCAATTGCTGCAATTCCTGAAATTTGTAAAGCTAATCCAATGACTAAAGAATATTTTGATTATGCTATAACTAGAACGCCATTATACTCTAGTGAGCCATTTATGGAAGTTTGTAAAATTTGGTACGGCAATGCTGAATTAGAAAAAGCTATGATTAAAGGTGATGTTTGTAAAACTTGTCAAAAATCACTTGATCAATGCGAATGTAAAAAAATAGAAAAAGCAGTTTGTTCAGATATTGGCGATAAGAAAGGGCCTGCTGCGCTATCTCCTGAAAAGCCAAAAGATTTTGGTGGTCAATCAGAAGTAATTTCAGGTGTTAATGCAAAACCTGGTGATTTAAGAGATAAGGTAGAAGATTTAAAGACTCCAGAAATGAGACAATTTGGAAATAACCCATTAAAGTAAAGAGAAAGAAAAGATGAGGAGATTTATTAAATGTCAGAAGTTATTAAAAAATCAGCTGGTGGCATTCGCCCTGGAATGATGGTTATTAAAGTTACATATGATGTTCCTGCAACAAAATCAGGGCAGAGAGCATATAAAGTAACTCGTGATAATTGGGTACTTCCTCAAACAGCAATGGAACAAGTTCGTCAGAGTAAAGAAGCTGGCGATAACAAAGTTCAAATCAATTGGGATAAAATGAAGGACAAAGGTATCACTGCTCCAAGAACAGATGATCCACAACGTCTTCATTCACATACCGGTGCTGAAAAACCACATGCAGCAAATGTATCTCATTCAGCAGAATCTGTAAAACGTTCTGGAATTGAAGAAGCTAATAGATATTGGGAATTAACATATGGTAGAAATCCAGATAAAATAAAAGAACGTTTACATTCTCATTATGGCGCACAAGTTCTTCATTCTGCTGCAAAATCACATGGTGATGTTAAAGGTAAAACTATTAGTGATGATCCATTATTGAGAGGCAGATCAATTGAAAATGAAGATGTTAGAGTTGCTCATAATGACGAGTTAGCAACATTTGAAGATAACTTACTTGGCCGTACAAAAGATTTATCTTGGTTAGATGAGTATAATGTAAAAGAAAAAGAAGTTCAATTACCAATTCATGGCGTTAATGTAGATGCCATAAAATATCAAACGCCATTAATTACTATGTATGTATTTGAATATGGTGATGATGCATTTATCACATCAAAAGAAACTGGCTTAAAAAGATTTTCTCAATCTTCATATAAAAGGCCAATGGCTTCTGCAGTTGAGTATATTAAAGATTTTTTTAAGAAAAAGAAAATTAGAAAATCTGTTGACAATATATCTAAAACATTTGCATTAAAAAATAAAATATTAAAAAGTAAATTTTTACAAGATAATCAAGATCCAAGTGCATTAATTAAAGCTGATATTACATATAATAAATTTACTAGTGGTGATAATAATATTATTTTGGCTGGTAAAGATGGAAAGTATGCAGTATCAGAAAATGGTGCTGTTATTTTAAATTCAGATGACTTTGGTAAAGCTATTTCTAAATATTACAAAATGATTGCTGGAATTATTGAAGCTGAATGTAAAGATAAAAATATTTCATTAGAAGTTCTAGGAGATATTATACTTCAAAGAAATAGACAAATTAGACCTATGGTTGAAAAACTTGGTGATACAAATGCAAAAGCTTTCTTTGATGAATTTAATTTTGAAGATTATCCAGTTGAGTCATTATTAGAAAAGCAATTATCTGTTAATGCTAATTGTACTACAGTTTCAACTCAAGAAGATATGCAAAATGGAACAGGCTCAAAAGCTACTCGTGGTGATTTAAAAGAAAGTGATTTTAAAAATACTAAGAAACAAATTCAATCTTCAAGTGCAATAGATGGCTTTGCAACAAAAGTAGTTCCTGGTACTCCAAATGTGGTGACTAATTAATGACTATAGAATTAGATAGAATATTAGGACAAATTAGAAAAACTATAGATAATGCATCAATACCTTGGAAAGAGGATGATGCACAATTTATTCATGAAGATATTAATAAACCACAAAAAGCTAATTTAAAAGATAAGAAAATGTTATATGCTCAAAATATACCTATAAATGGCGATGCGATGGTTGGTAAGTCAATGACTCCAGTAGGTAGTCATGTTATAGATTCACCATCTACTCATGAACAAACATTTGATAGAGAGCATGGTCATAATAGATTAGGAGAAACTCAAGAGCCTATTTTAAAAAAATCTGGATATTCTAATGACTCTCCAAAAGTATTAAATGACGAAGAATGTGATCCTATAATTTCACAAAGACAAACAGATGCAATTCATAAAATATTAGATGATGCATTTTATAAATCAAACTTAATTCCTGTATTAACTATTATTCATTATAAATCAGGTAGAGTTAAGACATCTATTAGATGGAAAAAACCTGAATCTATTGGAGTTAAAAGAGTAGAATCTAAGCATGAATTAATTGGTGTTATTCCAGTTGAAGAAGGACCATACTTTACACATTCAAGTAAGTTAAGACAAACCATGTTCTTCTTAGCTGATTCTATAGACATAGATAAATTGTATAATAATGAATTTTTACCCATCGACTCTCATGAAAAATATGGCGATGGGTTATACTTGTATAATGATTTAGAGCGTGCAAAAAAGAAAAATGAAGAAGAGCATAAGACAGTTTTGCCAGTTAAAATAAATATTGGTAATCCTTACTTATTAGTTAATAATACTAATTGGAATGAATCTTTCAGAGGCAATCTAGTTAACTTAGGATATGATTCTATAATGATTCCTACTGGTGTATCTCAAGTATTTGATATATTAGTATTTAATCCTAAATTGGTTAGAGTATTAGGTGAAGATTCAAAATCAGAAAGTATTTCTAAGTCATTTATTAATCAATATGAATCTGAAGGACAAGAAGAATGTCTGAATTAAATTATACTGCAAATACAGAATCAGATGAAGATGTATTAAAGAAAGATACGATAGATTGTGATTCTTTAAGAAAACTTCAATGTGTGCCTCGTAAATTTGACGAAGCATTAAATAAAATGTATGAAAAATTTCTTCAAAAAGCAGTAATTCAAACACCTACTGGAAAAGATGGTGCTGTAGATTACGACAAGGTTCCAGTTGGTGCTACTATATGGGTAACTGTTACAAAACCTGGGCCATTACAAGGTAGGCATATTCAAATTACAAAAAGACCTGATGGCTTATTTGCATTAACTGGCGGTTCTGGTTATAAACAAGTTGCTGATAAACATGGTGTTGAAACTCCAACTGCTGCATTAAGACACTTGGTTGTTGGTGGTACACCTGAAAAATCTACTAGAGAAAAAGAATTATCAACTGAAACTGAAGAAGCTGAAAAGCATAATGTTCCGTTTATTGAGAAGAAAAAAGAATTACTCAAATTAGGCAAAGAAAAAATCGATGAAGCTTTTAAAGAGTTTAAAGACTCTATTGGCGCTGAAGAAGGATTAACTTCTAATAAATTAAAAGAACATCGTCAAGAATTAATTCAACATGCTACAGACACTGGTTTGGATGAAGCTGAAGCTAATCAATTTGCTTCTACAATTATTAGACATGTTGCTGCAGCTAATAAACAATTATCTGAAATAAAAGCAAGAGAAGCTGGTGCAGAAGCATTAAAAGTATTTACTAAATTAAGATCAATGAAAGAATTAAAACCTGAAGAAGCACAAGCTGAAATTGATAGATTAAATCAAAGTATAGGTGATTTTAGAGGTATAACTGTAGATGTACCAGATCCTGGTTTATTTAAAGGAATGACACCAGAAGAAATTGATAATAAAACAGGTGATATTATCAATGAGGCAGTTCAAACTGTTTTAAATCCTGACCCAGAAGATAAAACTCTTGATAAAGAATTAGCTGCTGAAGGTGGTAATCCTGAAGATGAAAAATCATCTGAAATTCCTACTATTGAAGTAGGTAATTTTGTTAAACCTCTTGAAATTAAAAATATGGATCAACTAAAAGAATCTGTTGATAGATTTAAAAAATTTCATGAGGTTCAAAATGAGATTAATGAAGTTAAAAGAAATATAAAAAAGATTAACTTTACACAATCAACACCTGAACTTCTTGAACAAATGAGAATAGAGGCTAAAGCAATTACACCAGATATTTCAGATTCTGATATTGCTGAAATTGAACAAAGTTATGAAGAAAATTATACTGCAAACAATTCTGCTTTGTCATTTTATAGCGCATTAGGTGAATTTTGGAATGATAAGAAAGCAATGTCTGAAAAATTAAATAAAATAGATTCTGGTTTTGGCAATTATGTTGGTGGTGGTGCCACATCGGCTATTGCTGCTTTGACTGGTAGATACTTTGGTAAAAGAACTGAAACTGCTTCATTAGTTGAAAAGACTAGTGTCGAAGCTGCTGCGTTAGTTACAGCATTTCAATATAGAGATGCTTTTGCTAAAAATTTAACTGGCTATAATGAAATAATTAAAAACATTTCAAAATATAATACTGAAAATCAAGGCAAAACAGAACAAGAAGCATTAAAAGTTCATAAAGATTTACAGACTAAATTTAAAACTATAGAATCAGAAGAGCAAAAAGGTACATTAACATCAAAAGCATTTTCATATGAAGCTAAAATAGATAATCTAATTTCACAAAAGAAGAATTTAGGTTCAGCATTAGGTTCTATGCAAGCAAGTGCAGCATTTTTAAATGCATTAATAACTGCAAGAGATGCTGAAGATACTTCAATAAATCTAGATTTTGGTTCTGATAAAAAAGCTGCCGATTTAAGATTTAATGAGCTTAATATTGGTGATAGAGGTTTTGTAGATACAAGTGATCCTAGTCATATTAGAATAAGCACTAGTGTTAGAGGCTTACAAAGATACGTAAAAAGTCAAGATGTAATTTCAGAAAATCATGATGAAAATGAAAGAATTAAAAATAATGAAGAAGGTACTTTCACAGATGATGAAGGTAAAGTATTTGTAAAAGATTATTCTGTTCCAGGTTGGAAAGATGAAATTGAAGGATCAGATGGTCAACCACAAAAGCATTACTTTAGAGTTGAACAAAGAAATGATATTGAATTCTTAAAAAGAGCAGGTGGTGGAGTAATTTCAAGACCTACTGGTATAGGTAAAACTAATATATCATTAGGTTTCTTTGCAAATAAAATTCATGATGACCCAAATTATTCTGCATTAGCTGTTGTTCCTAAAGGTAGAGTGAAACAATGGCTTGATGAAGGAAAACGTTTTACTAATTTGGATATTGTTGAAGTTCCTGAAGGTTTAAATAAAGATAAACGAGCTGAAATTTTAGCATCTATTAAACCTGGTCAAATTGCTGTAATTTCGCATAGAGATGCAGTATATTCATATTATACTCTAGAAGCTGCATCATCAAATGGCTTATTTAAAGGTATGGTAATTGATGAGCCACAAGAGTTAGCTTCAAAAAGTGTTACTGGAAATATGTCTGCGTCTGTCAGGAAATTAACTAAATTACCTGTAGATAATAGAATTGCTTTGACTGCCACACCTGCTAGAGATAACTTAATTGAAGCATATGATTTAGCAAATTGGGCATCACATCATGATAAGAGTCTAGGACCACGCACAAGATTTCAAAAGATTTATGGTGGTTATGGTAGTGGTACAAATGCTCAAGATTCAACATTGCAGCAAATGATATATCATGAAATTGCGCCATTTATAAGTGGTGGTAAAATATCATCAAAGAATTTCAAAGTTAAAAAAGATACTGTTACTGTAGCTAAATCTGAAGCTCAAAATAACAATATGAGAACTATTGAGAAAAATGCTGATAAGTATATTGAATCAGAAAAACAAAAGTATATCAATGCTATTGAATCTAATACTGAAGATTTACAAAAATGGACTAATAAGCATGGAAATCAATGGAAAGCTCAAGCTGCCATTAAAGCAGGTAAAATAGCAAAAGAAACACTATTAAGACAGCATGATGATAATCTTGAAGGAACGTATGCAGAAACTGAATGGAAAGATAATCCTAAAGTTTCAGCAAATATTAAAAATATTATGTCAGCACCTGAAAAGAAGCATGTAATCTTTCTAGATAATATGTCTCAAAGAAATGCTGTTTTTAATGGTTTAACAGAATCTGGTTTAAAAGAGAATCAAATAGAGAATATTGCTTCAACTACAATGTCATCTAGAATATCTGGTTCTAAAATGGGTGATAGAGTTAAGAATTTCAGAAAAGATAAAAATGTTAGAGTAATATTTATTGATAAACAATCAGCATCTGGCTATAATTTACAAGAAGGAGATGTATTACATGTTTTAGGAACTCCTTCAGATGCTGCAAATTATGTACAAGCTCAAGGTAGAATTGCAAGAATGCCGAGAGTTGGTGATGTAGATATTAAGACGTACAGATATTCTGATGTTCCATTTGAAGATGTTAAATGGTCTAGAATAGATTCTCAAATGAAAATATTACAAGCTGTAGCGCCAGCGCAGTTTGTTGAATAAGGATTAATTAGATGAATCAACTTACAACTGAATCGATGTCAATAGATTTTAAGATTCAAAAAGTTTTAAAATCATTAATTGAAGAAAAAGAAAATATTGAATCAGAAATTAAAAAATTATCTGAGACTAATGAAATATTCAAAGAAAGAGAATATAAATTAGCCTTACAAAAAATAAATGAATTAATTGGCAAAATTAGATTTAATCAATTAGATAAAGATGGAGTATTATCTCCAGGAGAAGAAAGTGTCAAGTCAGAATCGATGGAACAAAGTAGAAAAAAGAAAGAAGAGAATGAAAATGTCGGGCAAGGGAATAGCAGTAAATTACCAGAACTCAGTGGAGAACGAACTCAAGAGACTCAAATAAAAAAGTCTGCAGATCATGATGGTGTAATGATTGCATTAGATATTCCAGATGAGCAGTCTAAAGATATTGCTATAAAAAATGGAGAACCACCAAAAGATTTGCATATCACATTAGTATATTTTGGCGGTGCTATAGAACTTGAGTCTAAGAAAGAAGAAATTGAAGCTATTTTAGAGCATTTGTCTTCAGAATCAGAGCCAATAGCTGTGAAGTTGAATAAAATAACAACCTTCCCAGAATCAGATTCACAAGTTCCATTCATAGTTTCAATTGATTCAAAACAATTAGAAGAATTTAGAAAGCAATTAGTATCTATTTTGAAAAATCATAATATAAATTATCATGATGAATATTCATATCATCCGCATATCACGTTAAAATATTTAGAACCAAAGGAAGAGATTCCTGTAATTGATAGATTAAATTGGCCGTCTATGATTATATTTAAAGAAATTAAACTCTATTTTGGTAATAATATTAAAGCATATAATTTATCATCTAAAAATATTGGTGTGCACGACGTTAATCCTGGTAAATCAGATGATATTAAAAAGGATGCTATGTCATTCTCATTTCCAGCAAATAATCAACAAACTGCTGAATTAGATACTAAAATAAAAGTATTAAAAGAACCAAAACAAGGTGATGACGTTACATTGAATAAGAGACCTTTTTATAATAGTATAGAAAAAGGTTTTGATCCAGAGAATGACATTTATAAAGAATTAGATGAACTTATTCTTAAGTCAGAAACATTAATTCCTACAGAGCAAAAACTTCCAAGAGGTTCTAAAACTATTGCTGAAAATATTGAAAGACATTTATATAGAAATCTAAGAAAAACTGTTAATCAATGGTTTGATACTGTAGATTATAATTCTAATATAGATGATGCAATAGTAAATTTAAAAATGAGCTTAATGGAATGGGGTCAAGTAAGTAAAATGTCTACCAACTCAGATGTTGGTGATTTGTATAATATTGCTTATAAAGCTGCAATGAAAAAAGCTAATTTGCCAAAACCAACAATATCATTAGGAGTAACTCATTTAACAGATAAAGAAAATGGAATGAACCCAGCAATTGATAAATTCAGAGATGACATAATCAGAAAAATTTCTAGTATAATGAAAGATCAAGAAGATAAGGAAAGAATTCCATTATATAGAACTAAGCGCGCAATTGATTCATTTTTACATAAGGAAAGAACTACAACAGAATTAATTGTTAAAACTGAAACTGCTAAAATAGCTAATTTTGGTTTAATTGAAGCATGGGGTGATGCACCAAATAATTATATGTATAATTATTTTTGGAATTCTATTGAAGATGATAGAACTAAACCAATATCTAGAATTAGGAAAGAGTATAATCCATTAACATACGATGAATGTAAGTTTTTATGGACTCATCAAGAGCAATTAATTGGAAAGTCATTTATGGCAGATCAATACAATCAAAGATGCTCTATTTCTAGAGAGAAAATAGATAAAGAATTTAAAGGTAATAGATTTGCTGGAAGAGAATCTGAGTTTAGAAGAACTATATAGTATAATATAATATTAATATGGCTGATTCAATTATTTATATTAAAGATTCTAAAACAGGTTTAGATTATCCAATTAAACTAAAAGATAATTCAGACTCAACGTATACTATTAATGATGATTTTGTATTATTTTTAGAATTGCTTTGTGAGGAATAAGTTAAAATGGCTGATACAACAATTTATGCAAGAGACTCTAAAACTGGAATAACACAACCAATAAAGTTAATAGATAACTTAGATGGAACATACTCATTTGGTCCTGCTGGAGGAGACGCCTCACAAACAACATCATTAGCAATTAAAACTAAGACAGATCTAATATTATCTGGCAATAAATTAATTACTAAAACATCTACAAGCAATTTAACATCTGGTACGTTGTTTAATATTGTTGGATCTGTTCAAATATTATCTATTATAGGTAGAGTTTCTACTGCAATTCAAAATTCAGCACAAACTGTAAAATTGAGTGCTGTAGCAGATGCTTTAACTGCTGTTGATTTATGCACTGCTCTAACAATCACTAACTTTGCTGTTGGAAGTGTATTATATATTTCTGGAACATTTACTGATGCTATGCTTGGTGCTGGCGCTACTGCTGTTGGTGTAGTTCCTGGAACTCAGACTCCTATAATTATTTCAGTAACTACATCTGGAACATTGACAGTAACATTTGGTACTAGTGGATCATTAACAGGTGCAATTGTCTGGGAATGTTTATGGATACCCTTAAATTCTACTGGTTCAATAACCGCAGCATAAGGAAGGTGAGAATATGGGTGCAATAACAAGTAAAGTGGCAGACAGTGCGGATGATGCATCAAGAAATAAATGGGATGATAATATACTACTACCAGCCAACTCAAATATAGTTGGTTGTATTTCGGGGGTAACAAAAAAATATGGTTGCGGAATGAGATTCAACGATATCGCTATTCCTAAAAGCACCCCTATATCAAGTGCTTTTATAACCTTTACTGCTGCCAGTTCTACATCTGGAGCAAACTGCTTATCAAAAATATGTGCAGAAGCGGTGGATAATGCTGAGACATTCGCAAATGATAAAGTTGTTTTCGATACTAGGTTTGCAAATGTAACAGATAAAATAACTTGGAATAATATAGGGGAATGGACTGCTAATAGTACGTACAATAGCCCAGAATTGAAAACTATTATTCAGCTTATAATAAATCGGGCTGGCTGGAGTTCAGGTAATAGTATAGTTATATTCTGGGAAGATTTTGATAACCTAAGCGTTTACGTAGCAGGAAATTATAGAGAGGCTTATTCATACAATGGAAGTACAACCAAAGCCCCTGTGTTGAATATTATCTTTTCCTCTGCCAAAGGTTCAAATATTTCTAAACTCATAGCAGTTGGAATGATATAGGAGAAAATTATGGTTGATTCAATTTTATATAAGAGAGATGATAAAACAGGTTTAACAACAGCCCTAAAGATTAAAGATAATTTAGATGGGTCATATTCTTTAGTTGTAGATGCTACTGGTATTAGCATCTCTGGTGATGTTACTGCAACCTCAGATATTACTAAATGGGGTGCTACTGATTTAACTTCAAGAGATATATCATTAGATCTTAAAGCATTAACAGATGATTCAGTTAAAGGTATATTAAAATCTATAGGAGATGTTGGCACTGGAACTAATCTACTTGGTTTAGTAGGAGAAGTTCAAGCTACACCTACTGCTAATACATTATTAAGAAGATTAAAAGATATACTATCTTTGACAGTTTTAGCATCTGGAACTAATATAATTGGTAAAGTTGGAATCGACCAAACAACACCTGGAACTACAAATGGAATTCAAATAAATGCTGAATTGCCTGCAGGATCTAACATTATAGGAAAAATTGGAATAGATCAAACCACGCCAGGCACAACAAACGGTATTCAAATAAATGCTGCACTTCCTGCAGGTTCTAATTCTATAGGTTCTGTAAAAGTAGATCAATCAGTTCCTGGAACTACTAATGGAGTTCAAATAAATGCTGAATTACCAGCTGGTACTCAATCAATTGGCGCTGTGCAAATAGATCAAACTACACCTGGAACTACTAATGGAGTTCAGGTAAATGCTGCACTACCATCAGGCTCAAATGTTATAGGTAATATTAGAATTGACCAGACAACACCTGGTACAACTAATGGAGTTCAAGTTAACGCTGCTATTCCAACAGGTGCTAATGTTATTGGTGCAGTAAAAATTGATCAAACTACTCCTGGTACCACTAATGCAGTGCAAATTGTAAATGTTACACCGACTGATAATGGAATTATCTCAGTTCCATATTATTATCAAATATCAAGAGGAGTACTTCCTGGGCATTATTTTTGGATGAAAATTGGATATAATGGCTCATTAATAGCAAATACTGAAGCTGATTTATGGCCTGCTGGTGGTACTTACATATTTCCTACTACCGCGCAACAAATGGAAATAGCATCATCAGATAATACACAAGATATAGGTGCTATAATTTTTAGTGGAACATCTACAGGTGGTTCCACTACTACATTAATTGATACTGGAAAAAACTTTAATGGCGGTACACCTGTTCAAGTTGGAGATTGTATTATCTTAGATAAATCAGGTGCAGTTCCTGAATATGGATATGTTAGTGCTGTAACGTCTAATACTCAATTAACTATATCTGGTGGGTTTAGCTCACTCGGAACTGGCTCTGGTAGAGTGTATGATATTATAGATAAATCTGCGTACACTGGCGCGCACGCAGTTCAAATTGGATATTTAGATGAAAATTACGATTATAAATACGAAATAGCTATTCTTAATGGTACAACAGTTGTTCCAACTGTTGTACAAATTTATTTAGAATTAATTCATTTGGTGTAGTATCTATTGGTTCTAATGGAAATGCTATAGGAAATATTGTAATTAGAAATTTAGCAGATACTCCAGTTTATTCATATATTCAAGCTGGTTGGACAAGAGCTAGATCTGTTATTTATACTGTTGCAAATAATAATACATTATACATAACTTCAGGAACTTATGGTTATGGATATAGTCATAACAGTACACATTATGCTAGAATATATGCAAAAACAAATGTTGAATCACAAACTGGATTTCAAATAGATGGATTATTTAATCCATATAGTGAGTATATTGTATCAAATAATACCATTGCAAAAGAATTAGAAATTCCTATAAAATTATCTAGCAAAACAGATTTAAAAGTTAGTGTAATTGCTGATTATGCTGGTGTAGCAGATGTATCATTGTTTGGATGGATTCAACCTGATTAGATTTAATATTAAATCTAAATAGTATATAATAATTTATATACTATTGGAGGTTAGATAATGAAAATAACAGACAGAATTACTGCTGTGCATATTTTAGCAATGCTTATGCTAGTATTCACATTCGGTTTGTTTTATATTATCATAATTAAAGGAACTGGAGGTAATGAAGCGGTATTTGCTATCTTAGGTTATGTTGCAGGCTGGGTTTCTAGTGTAATTTTATTTTTATATCCAAAACAAACTATTACTACAACATCAACTACGAATTCACCAATATCTACAACCACAACTGTTAATCCAAAATAATAAATTAAAAGGAATACTAAATGAAAGAGAGCAGAGCACAAAAAATTATCAACTTCTCTCTTTTTTCGTATATGTCAGAAGTTGATAACATAACTAAGGAAGAATTTTGTTTTTCATGTCCTGATAAAAAATATAATTGTTTTCCATGCCCAATGTCAAGAAATGTTGGACAACAAATTTTACCTACAGTAATTTATAAGCATTCAATGCTTAACTAAAGGAGAATAAATGGAATACATCTTAGGTTGGAAAAAAGATAAATTTGATTCCAGAGATAAATATCATTTAACTAGATTTAAAGAAGTTCCAACCACATTTTCATTAGGACAATATTTACCTACAGTAAGAAATCAAGGTCAACAAGGAGCATGCACTGGTTTTGGTATTGGAGGCAATTTAACTGGAACATTTATTCAATTAGGAATATTTACAGAATGGGCATCACCAAGATGGATCTATAACGGTGCAAGATTACTTGAAGGAACATTGAATATCGACGCTGGCGCTGAACCAGGAGATTGTTATAAATGGCTGTATGATAATGGCTATTTATTAGAAAGATTTTGGAAGTATATTGATCATCCATTAGATACTAATCCTCCATCAGCATTGCAATATAATGATGCAATTAAAGATTCAGGTTTTGCATATTATAGATGTATTGATGGCGTAGATGGAATTATATCAGCATTAGCAGATTCACATTTTGTAAGTATAGGTACGCCATGGCCATCACCATGGCTAAGTAATCCTGGTAAAAATCCTTTACCAGATATAACTAATAATACTCAACTTTGTGGTGGTCATGAAACATTTTTGTATGGTTATGATAAAAATAAAGCACTATTTTATGGCCAAAATTCATGGGGTTCTGAATGGGGTGATAATGGCTTATTTACAATGCCATTCGAAGCATTTAATGTATTTAAAAAATATTTTGGTGGTTATGATGCACAATATCTTACACTAAATATTAGTCCAAAACCAGAACCTACTCCTACGCCAACTCCTAAACCAACACCATCAACATGTAAATGGGGTAATGGTTTTGCAACAATTTTAAATGGTATTCAAGAAATAAGAGGAAGAAGAGGAAGATTCTTTTATAAGAATCCATAATTTTAAAAAGAAAATAAATGACTAAAAAATTTGTACAACAAAATGTAAATAGACTAGATTCTAGCTCAAACTCAGTGGTTGGTGGTTTTGGTATTGATGCTGAACCAGAGCCATCTACTAACGCTGGAATGAATACACTTGGTAATCAAGAGCAAGCTGGAATGCAAGTCATGACTAGGATAAGTAAAGAAATGAATACATTAAAAATTAATGACACATCATGGTCAATTGAAATTGCTGATGATATTACTCAAGGTTTATCTAATACTAAATCACTTCCTGAAAGCACAGGAATGCTATTTGAGTTACCATCTAAAAGATATAATGTAGTTATTAATATGTTAGAAATGCAATATCCATTAGATATTATCTTTATTACTGAAGATAATATTGTATCTCAAGTTTTAACTAATTTACAACCTAAAATGAATTCAATGTATTCTGGTAAGCCAGTAAAATACTTCTTTGAAGTTAATAAAGGTGAAGGTAAAGATATAAAATCAGGAGATAAAGTTATAGTTAAGAATAATGCTATTCAAAAATCTAAAGTTTATCTTTCTGCGTCACAAATGGCGCCAAATAATACCGCAATTCAAATTGGAAAAAAAGGTGGAAGATATTACAATACTGACATTAAATCTGAATTGCAAATTCAAAATATTAATAATATAAAAAATATACTTACTGAACTAGTAAGTAAGACTGGTAAAAATGTGAATGAAATAAATAGCGGGTCATGCGCAAGCTTCATAGTAATTTTAAGAAATAAATTAGGATATGGCCAGCCAGTAAAAATTGGAGATCATTACACATTAGGTATTGGTAATAATATGGTGGTTGATGCATCAGGAATATACACAGTAGAAGAAGCTGAAAAGAAGCGACATTTACGTTATGGCATACGCGCAAGAAAAGATGATTGGAATGACGTTTTAGATTATATAACGCATGACGAATTTATGCCAATTCCAATAGCAAAAAAAATTATTAAAACATTTGATAGTTTATCTAAATCACATCAATTGAATCCGCCATGGCCCGGTGCGCAATTTAACGAACAAAAACATAGATGGGTTGTTCCTAAGAAAGAAGTAGCACCTACAAGAGAACAAGCAGAAAGAGCACTGCCAAAAGTAGAAGATAAACCTAAAAATATTCCTAAATCAGAACATTACTATGCTCCTGAAAATGTTAGAAAACCTGCAGAAGTTAAAACTACTCGTCACGGATTTAGTGATATTGAAAAACCAATGTTTACTGAGCATGCGGATTTTCCATACAGATTTTCTAATTTATTTCAATTGGCATATAAAGATAATGACACTGAAATGAAAGAAGTTGAAAAAACTATAGATAAAGTGTATACTTTTTATCCAACTGAAGTTAAAGTTTGGATTGAAGTAATGGATAATTATATACAATTAGCTGAAGAAAATTTATCAGACTTAGAATTAGATCATACTATAAATTTAATTTTAAATAACTGGACTGACAAATGGATTGAAGAAAGAACACAAAATATTACAATAGATGATAAAGCTTATAGTAATAAATGGACTGGTAAGCTAGTTAAAGTTATGCACCAAATAGATAAAGTAAAAAAGAATCTAATTGCTGCAAAACATTCTGATTCTAAACATGAAAAAGTAATTGCTTTTGATAATTTAATGTCAACTGCTCACGTGTATGAACCTACAATTTTAACATCTATTTTAGGAATATACCCAAGAGGTGGTAGAGCTGGAAGTTATAGTAAAATTACTATTAATGATTATCAATTATTAGGCCATGTAACAAAAAACATATTACAAGAACTTGGATATAAAAGAGATGTTTCTAAATCATTTGAAATAATGCATAAAGCTGTATTATTTGGAATTATGGAAGAAATTCTAAAACAAGATGGCGGAATTGGAGGATGTGGCACAATCTCATCATCTGGATTTACACCAACATCTGATGGCGGTGGTACTCAAAAAATAGATTTTTATGGACAACAAAAGAAAATAAAAAAGAATATTGAAGACTTATTGAATAAATCTAAAGAGTATTTAGCTGAAGGTGAGAAACCTCCATATGGTGTTAGAATTCAAGTAAGTGAACGTGGCAAAAAATTCTACAATACAGAAGATATTCCTGCTGGTGGAGTAATGCAAGTTGGTAAAAAGAAATCTTATAAAACTGTTATGACTCCATTAAATGCTACGCGTTCAGCTAAACATACTATGAAAACACCTGGTGGAGTACCAATTCAACCAGGTATTACAAATGTTTTTGTATGTGTAGATCCTGAAAGTCCATTACAATATATGGGTAAAGATGAAAAAGGTAGAACTAAAATGTTCTATTCAGATAAATTTACTAAAGAAAATCAATCAGGTAAATTTGCAAGATTAAAATCATTTACTGAAGAGTATCATAGTATTATTTCTAAAATTGAAAAAGACTTTAGCAAATCTGAAGAAGCCTCAATTTTATATTTAGTTGCTAAAACAGGATTTAGAATTGGTTCTGAAAATGACACTAAAGCTGAGAAAGAGGCTTTTGGCGCTACAACATTGAAATGCTCTCATACTGTAATTAATGGAGATAGAATTAAATTTGAATTTCCAAGTAAGAAAGGTGGTCACACTGAAAAAGAAATTCTTGATCCACTACTAGCAAAGAAGATAGGTTCATCTTGTGCTAAAGATAGAAATAAGAAAATATTTGATTCTAGTGATGACAAATGTAGAGTTTATTTAGCATCAATTAAAACTAAAACTCCTTATGTAGTTAAGGACTTTAGGTTATATAAAGGAACACAAACCGCATTAAAAGTAATTAAAAATATGCCTAGTCCTAAAACAGAAAAGGATATGCGAAAGGCGCAAAAGAAAGTTGCAGAAATAGTGTCAGAAGATTTGTGCAATACACCATCTGTTGCGTTATCACACTATATTAGTCCTGAAGTATGGTCAGGTTGGATGGCTGGATTAAAAATAGAGAGTAAAGAAATGATACAAAAATCTACAGAAGATGATAGAGAATTAATGCAAAATTTTGTTGAACAAGTTGAATATGATACATACGGTCCATCAGAGCATATTTATGACGACGAGCATATTAATGAATTAGAAGAGTCAGAAGATACTGACGAAGAAGAGTCAGAATAATTATTAAAAGATAATATTTGTATTATATAATTATTAAAGAGGTAATATTAAAATGCCAAATATTGAAAAAGATCGTAGTCATTTAACTCCAGAAGAACAACAGAGATTAAAAACATATAAGCCTGCGAGTGGTATGGGTCCAGGTGGATCTACAATGCAGGATAGATTAAAAGCTCAAAGACTTTATAGAGAAGGTAAATTAAGTGGTTCTGGTGTTCATAAAGAGTTAGTTGATAGAATTAATAAATATGTTTCTGATAGTCCACCAGAAAGATTTGACTTTTCACCTAATCCGGATGCAAAAGAAGTTGAAAAGCGAAGACTAAAAAATTTTAAGAGAACCGAGAAAAGACACATTAAAAATAAGGCGTTAGGAGATAAAATAGAATCAGGCTTAAGACGTGAAATGGCGAAACCTCATGGTAGTTTTTCAAATGTCAGAAGAGAATTTGGTATTAATAAAGAATTAATTGATAGAATAGATTCTTTTATTAAAAAATCTAAAGATAGAGGTACTTTAACTCAAAGACAAAAATGGGAAGCTAGGCAAATGGAATTAGCTAAAACTCCAGAAAATCAGAAAAAATGGGAAAAGAATAAAATTCAACAATACCAACCTGACTAAGTGTGTAGGAGAAATAAATGAGTGAATTATCTGATAGAATAAATGATTTTATTAGCAAAAGTAGATTAGAAGATGTAAAAGCATTTAGACAGAAAGCACAAAGAAAAATTAGAGGAAAAGCATATTTTGGCCATCAGCCATCTGAAAAAGATATGCAACGCGTAGGAGCTGCATGGCGTGAAGAAATGAAATTAAAACATCCTAAAATACAAAAAGAAGATATAAAACCTTCTGAAACGCTACAATCATTAGCACGTAATGTTGGCAGTGCTATATCTAATAAAGAAATGAAGAAACCATTTGATTATACAAAGATTAAAAATAAGCCAATAGAAAAAGGAATGGCTGGTGGTAAATGGAATATTCATGGCATGGTTCTCATTCTGAAGATTGGGCATATTGGTGTAAATTGCCTACAGAATTAGGTAGTGTAACTAAATGTATTGCACCAATAGGTGTGAAATGCTTTACCGGCTTTAACTCTAAATTCTTATTAGATTGTGTTGGTGACAGAATGCTTGAAATTGTTAAAAAATATGAACCTGAAGCTACAATGCAAACAGTAAAGATGTATAATCTTGAAATAGCTAAAGCTATACGAAGTAAGAATTTGCAATGAGTAAAAGCTATAAAGACCAACGCAAACATCGTCGAAAAGTATGGGGTACACCTGATGGATATTTAGAGCATATTAAGAGAGATGTTAGAAGACATAGACTAAAAGAGAAATAACCTCTATAATATTAATATAGCATAGGATATCAAGAATAAAAGATGAGGAGAATATAAAATGTTTAAGAATATAGTAATTAGTGTAATATCTGTTATAATAATTATTTTAAGTGTATTTGTATACTCAAAAAATAATACTATAACGTCATTAAATACTACTTTGAATGACCAAAAAACTAGTATGCAAATAAAAGATAAAACTATAGAAAATTATAAACTAGTGGTTTCTATGGATAATGAAATAATTAATAAACAGTCAGAATTGATAAATGCTCTGTTAAAAATAAAAAATTAATATTGCAATAAAGTTTAATTAAAATACTCTATATATTATAATAAGTAATATATAGAGTATTTTTTTGTAGTTTAAAAGAGGTTAAAAAAATGCCAGAATTAAGCAAAGCATATCATCCATTGCATAATCAAGAATTTAAAAACCTAAATGCTGCACAACGTAAGTTGTTGAGTATTGGAGCAAAATACAAGAATACATTAGAATCTGTTGATAAAACTCGTAAATCTAAAATATATTCACATCCAGAATATGGTGATTTTTCAGCAGTTGATTCAGGTAAGAAAACTACAATTTATCATTTTCCTATGTCTAAAAAGAAGATATCTAAAGATGTAAAAGAGATTAAAACTGAAGCTCAGCCTGCAAAAATAAAAACAGAATTACAAAGAAAGATACTAGGTGCAATTGAGCAGTTTGAAAAGCAAGTTAAAGATGAGTGTATTGGAAAATCAATTCATACTGAAGGTGTTAGTAGTGATAAACTTCAGAGAATGAAAACTGGCACAGAAAATTTAATAAATCAACACACCACTAAACCTAATAAACAATCTAAATATTTATTACATAAATTACAAACACATCTTAATAATATAATGTCTGAGTTGAATAATATACAAAAGCAGAATATTAAGGAAACTGAAAAATATAGATTCAACCCACAAAAACCAGAATTAGGCGGGACTAGACATAAAGAAAAATTATACGATCAAGGCTATAAAGCTGTAAAAGAAAGAGAAAAACTACAACATTTAGTTCCTGAATTAGGAGATTTAAATATCCAAAATTCTATGGATAACATTAATATATTGTATAAGGCAATTTCAGATTCATTATACTCTCTAGATTCTAAAAATAAAGTAATTTATGATAAGGAAGCTGCGCGTTTAGGTGCCTTAACAGAGTATGATGCAATAAATTTATATGAAATGTTATCATCAAAAGTTGGTAATGCTAAACTGAAGGAAATTCTACTAGATATTGCTAGAGAAGAAAAGGTGCATGTTGGAGAATTCGAGGCAATATTATCACAATTAGATTCTGAGCATGCTAAATCAATTTCAGAAGGTATTTCAGAGACTAAGTTGCAAAAAGCATTTAAAACTCCTAAGTTTAATGAAGATGAATTAATAAATAGAGGATACACTAAAGTATCTAATGGAAATACAGAAGCATCAATTGAAGATGCTGGAACAGATTCAGATACTGATGACGAACATTTTGAAGGTTCACATCCATATACTATTTCGCAAATAGAATCAAAAAAGAGTGGAACAGGTTCTGGTTCACATTTATTAGGTCATATTAAAAACTTTGCTAAGAAACGTAATACTGGAATTATTTTGACTCCTGATGCTAAGGGTCCAGGTGGGTTCAGTGGTAAAGGAACACAAACACCATTATCACAAGATAAATTAAAAGCGTGGTATTCAAAGCATGGATTTAAAGAAATTGCTGAAGGACCAGAAAAAGGTTCAATGAAATGGCATCATTCATATGATACTATTAAAAAGGAAATTGTAGCATTAGAAGATACATTAGGTAGACAAGAGATTTTGAATAGTATAAATTCATTAATAAAACAAACTAAAACATACTTGCATCCAGGAGAAACTGCACCGCAAGGTGCTGAAGTAATGACTGGTCCCAAGGGTGCAAAATATTATATTGATCATTCTGCGGGTCAAGGTCCTCAAATGAGTAATCAAAATAATCTAGGTTCAGGTGATGATGAACAAGATACACAATTGCAACAAGATGATAGTCAAACTGATTTACAACAAGGACAAGATCAAACTCAACAAAATCAGATGCAGCAAATGCAGGCTCAACAAATGATGCAACAACAAGAAAAAGCAGAAGAAGATAAAAAGAAAGAGGAAGAAGATAAGATAAAAATTGTTAAACCATCTAAAGATAAAGAACAATTAAAAGGCTGGGTCAAAGAAGATAGTGTTAAAGATGATAATGATAGTATATCCTCTAAGTTATCTAAAACACTTGATGATATAAATTTAAGGTATGATAACTTAATACTTAATAACCTAAGTAAACAAGGTTTAAAGCCTGGAATACTCAAGAATATGCGTGGTACAAATTACGATAAAATATTTGATAATATCAATAACATCAAAACTAACTATAATAAACTAGAAAATAAAGCTATTATAAAATCTCAAGAAGTTAGTTTAGATAAGGAAGATAAATCAAAACTTAATCCAACTTTAAATACAACATCAATTCAATCCAGCCAAAATATAATGAACAGTTTAGAATATAAAGAATCAGAAATTATACCTTCAAACTTACAAAAAGATATTGATCAAGACTCTCAAATTGTACCTTTGTTCTTACAAAAGTATAAGCACCTATCCGTTATGGGACCATCTTTCGAAACTAAGGAGATAGATTATACTTTCAAACTTGCTGAGTATATTAACTTGAAGAAACAGTTTAATATCAAAATGGATAATTCTAATAGATTAGAATGTATAATATCTATAGATTCTATTGCCCACCAGTTACATTTAGAATCCCATGAATTCAAAAAACATGTTGGAGAGGCTAAATATCCTATACTAGATGAATTAGCTTCGTTAAGTAAAGCTATGGGTGAGGATAATAGATTAGATAGATTAATTATATTAAATGAATTAGAACCCGCCGACGAGTTAAGAAAGCTTGATAATATTGAAATAATCAATAAATCACTATTGAATTCAAAATCAATGTGGAAGCTGATGGAAAATAGTATAAAGAATGGAGTTGATAGTTTATCAGATTCAGATTTAATCTTATTACGTGAGTGGTGTTATAGTAAGATATAATCTAATATTTAGTATACATTGTACCCGGCCCTCAAAAGCCGGGTATTATTTTGTAATTTAACAAAGTTAGCTGAAAGTGTAGTAGGGTAACGGGAAAGAAGCTAAGGGTAACTTTATGCATTCAACTGTTTAAAATTATAAAGTATAAATTAGTTTGCCAGGCATATAAAAGAACTGCAAACGCACATTACGCTGGTTATTTTACAATCAAATAGTTTCTAGGATATTAGTATAAAGTAGTATTATAATATTTTAGATTTATTAACTTTATTGATAAAATATTAAAGTAATAGATATTAGTATAAAGTAGTATTATAATATTTTAGATTTATTAACTTTATTGATAAAATATTAAAGTAATAGATATTAGTATAAAGTAATTAGGATGGTAAAAATGTTTAAAAAGGGTTGCGCTTCATTGAATAAAGGAAAGCATAATGGAAGACCTAGAACTAAAGAGTACTCTTCTAAAGAATATGGAAAGAAGATAAAAATAAAATGTTGTATTTGTGGAATAATAATGGAACGCTATATTTCACAATTAATAAATCACCATCACAGCGCAAATGATACTAATTTTTACTGTTTAGAATGTTATAGAAAGCAATTTATTAAACAGAAGCTTAATGCTGAATATATTGATTTAGATATACAACACACCGTTAAGAAAGGTTTAGGTAAACAATGTCCTAAATGTAAAAGGATTCTTAAATATCGTGGTAAATATGAATGTGATAACTGCGAAATGCAGTATGACTTAATTGATGGATATTTAGTTGAAGCAAAATAACCTCTATAATATAATAGTAGCATGGTTGTGGAGGAAGCAGAGCTTAGCGTAAAGAGCAGAACGGAACATGCTTAAAATTTGGTTAACCTTTTCGATTACACCACAGCTTCTCCTCTCTAGTTTAACGTCCAACAAGGTAAGAGACATTTTAGTTATTCAATTTTATAGTGTATAATTTTCCTAAGTCGGAAAATTGAAAAGCTAATAAATCAATTACTTAACTTTTGCTAACCTCTTATTCTTGCGAACAAACTGCTTATAATTAAGACAATACTTACCACTAGAAAAACTTTTCTTACAACGCTCAATATTTTCCATTTTAGCCTCCATATACTTCTCTATATTATAATTATAGAGGTTATTTCTAATTGTACATATTCTAGAATACGATGTATAATAAATCTGAGTTTATCCAGAGTTAATATAATATATATATATATTATATATAGCATGAATTAATCTAAACTAATATATTTCCAGCTTTATCAATAAATCCTAATCTTAATGCAAGTTCTTTATAATCTTTAATCTTAAAATCTGACCTTGGACATTGATAATTCTTTATTATAACAATCTTAAATTTATCATCAGTTTGCTCTTCTACACATAATGCTTTACGCTCAATATTATTTAATAAATCATAATTTTTAATATTTTCAATAGACATATTATAACCATCCTAATCTGCGGGCTAAATTTATTGCTATTTCTCTATCAATATTAGATATAGTATTAGCATTAGCAGTATTAAGTATACATTCCTTAAATTTAACATTAGTTCTACTAAAATGTATAAATACTCTAAAATTTCTTCTCTCAATATTATTTAATTTATTATACAATCTGCGGGTAATCATATTTTTAAACCTATATCCAATTATTTCTTTTACATACATTATAACTATTTTTATTTACTAATTGATCATATTTAGCGTAATTTATTAACATCTTTTTAAAACTTTCGTCATTACATTCCTTAATAGAATATTCAAAAAATGAACGTTCAAAATTATTTAATGTAGATAGTATAACATTACTGATCATTTTTATTTAATCCTAATATATTAACAATATTATCTGCACATTTTACAACTATTTTTCTATATCCAGCAGGTGATAAATATATACTATACATTAACTCTTTAAAATCTTTATCGTCATATAATACAAACTGCACGGCAAATACTTTTCTCTCTTCGTTATTTAATAGCATTAATAAATCTTTAGAAATCATAATATTTTGCATCCTCAAATGGTATATTTTTATTATACTTCAGTGCACCAGGATTAACACCTTATATACTTTATTGTTAAAGTATATAGTTTTTACTTCCATGATAATCTTATACATATATTATTAGTATTTTGTATAACATCTTTTGAATGCCAGTCTTTATGTTGTAATATATCTAATAAGAAAATTTTAAAATCTGAATCATTACTACCTTTTATAGCCTGCTTAAACATAGCACGTTCTTGATTATTCATTGAGGACACTATTCTTTTACTAATCATTTTTAGAATCTCCAGTTTGAGTCTGCAAGTTTAGAACGAATGTGCTAGATCATCAGAGCCTCAAGTTTAGAACTTTTGTTCTAGTCCTGTAAACTAGCACGCTTGTTCTAAAAGTTAGGTTATACAGCCACGCCGAGGAGCTCATGCCCTATGTGTAGAAATCTCTGAGACCATCTTTTCAAAACATTAAATAACCATTATATCATTTTTAATTTTTGAATCTTATTATAGATCGCATGATCATCTTTATCATCTAGATCTTGCCAATTTGAAACTAAATATGCTTCGGCATTTCTAGATATAATTAATTGTCGTTCATGATTATTTAATATTTTGAATATATCTTTACATGTTAATTTACTAATATCCATTTTCAATCTCACTTTCTAACTTGTTCTTTCCAAGTTAAAAGTATACTTGCTTCTGCTTCAGTAGAATTTCTTCGTAAGTCTTCTATGGCTTCTATATATTCTAAACCATTAATATGGCATTTTGAGCAGACATACATAAATGGTCTGTCCCCTGAAAAGTAATTATACTCTATATAGTCATCACATCCAGGCGCGCATTTTAAACAAACGTCCTTCCCACAAATCTCACAAGTATGTATATTATTTTCAGATTGGCAATAATCACATTTTAATGTTACAATTTTCTTAGTTATAGATGGAATTACTATACTCTTTTCAATTCTCATTTCTTAATCTCCTGTAAATACTTTACTTCAAACTCTTTAAAGTCATCTAAGTCTAGGAGCAATTGATTATCACATTTAGTGTCATACTCGTATGTTCCCTCATAAATATATGCAGTATTTCCATTCTTATTTATATAATCAAATATCTTAGATGCAATCTCAATCTTAGTCTCATCAATCAACGGTTGAATGAGATAAATGATTGAACCTGCAATTTCTTCCGGTGATGTAACACAATCATAAGAGCATAATTCTGAAGCAATCTCAGCTATCTTTTCTTTCAATTTATTTTCTGTTTGATTATCTTTCATTTACTTTCCTCTATTTTTATGTATTACATATTATTGCACCAGATTTACCAATTTTATAACCATTATTAAATGAAGCATATCTAGCATCTTCAAGAAGTTGTTCAACTTTTTTGTTGATTTTTCTTATTAATTACATCTAATTCTTTATTAAAAATTATATTAAGTTTTAAATGTTCCTGTTCGATTAACTTGGGAATTATATTTTCTACGTAATTATTCTCAACTGTTTCATAGATTTTATCTTCTATGGCTTCTAATTCAGCCTTGTCTTGATCGAGTTGGGCTTGACAAAACTTATCTACAATACAATCCATACAACTATCAGTCGTAACATCGGGCATTTTTCGTTTGCATTTCTTTTCACAGGGAATAATCACTTTTCTACGTTGTTCATCTGTTAAGATTTTAAGTTCCATGATTAACCTCCTATCCCTACATTTTTAAAACCTAGAGTTTTCAAAAACTCAATTTCCCTTTCAGCGGCTCTTGTATACAACTCTCTCGTTGACTTGTAAGTTCCTTCCCAAGTTTCGCTTGAGCCTCTATCTACAATAAACTTCCTCTTTGCAAGTTCGATAATAATGTCTTCTATTTTCATTTACTTACCTCCTATTCTTTTAACCCAACCTTTAGAGATTAGAGATTGCTGACCTTCATTGAAACCAACTCCTTTTACTTTTTCAAATGGAAAATCTAATACATTAAAATGTCTATATGGATTCTCTGGTAACTCAGCCTGTGGGTTAATAATGGCTAAGTTGGGTTGGGATAGAAACCAGTCAACTTCTTCTGTTGCTCTAGACTTAGCTCCTTTCAAATTCAAATCATTTATATAATTCTCTGCTAAATAGTTTGTCCTTTTCTGAATTATCTGTTCTCTTACTTCCTGTTTAATTTCTTCTTCTGTCATTTAGAGTCCTCCTTTATCCACTCTATACCAACAACCTCTGGAAATAGATCATAATCATTATGAGTAATCGGCACGTCAACCTCGCAAGTAACCCACTCATAGCCAGCACATTTAGCCTCTGAGTCAATCTTTGGAATTCTAGCGATTAATTTACCTTTCATTTAATTTCCTCCTTTATAAAATATAATGGAGAAACAAAGTACTTCAAAGCAAAGTTCGTTTTTTAACCACCATATTTCTAAGGGTAATGCCCATTCAGTAAAATCAAGGTCAACCACTACATTAAATAATCTATGACTCATGTTATTCCTCTCCTAAATATTTTTGCTTAAGATACTCAATTAATCCCATCCTACGAATATAGTCTGGGTAAATCCGACAGAATGTTTCAATATTATCGCCAGAATAACTTAACCAGTCTTTTACGATTGTTATGATCTCTCTATTAGCCTGTTCGATTAGTTTAGGGATAATATTTTCCACATCTTTATCTAGTTGAGCTTGAATAAATGGCTTAATTGTTTCTACATTAATTAGTACAAACTCATCAACATCAAACTTGTCTCGTTGAGATTTAATTAC